AGTCTGAGTCTGAGTCTGCATCTACCACGCTAATGACATTCAGCGCTAAAGCAGAGGCATTAGAGTCTGAGAAGGGCGCTAGTCTTCGTTTGTTGTCTGATGGTAAGATAGAAGGAGTTAATGCTCGCTCTATTGAAGCACTAGAGATGCTATTAGCTAAAGCTAAAGAGCAGTTGAATGCGTAAGGTTAACTGATGAGACTTTAATAGTCGAAACGTGAGTCTGTTCCAACAGACTTGCGTCTTAACCAAATAAACCAAACACTATGAATGCACAAATTACTTACACTACAGAGGGAAACGATGACAGAGGTCGTATGTTATCCTATGGATGGGCAAAGCGCAATGGCTTACCTTATCGGTTTTTCGACAAAACACCATTCCAACATGACATCAAGCATTTACCACATAATGAGTTAAACTTAACCACCAATGTTACTGATGATGGAGAGATTGAGGCAAAGTTTACTATTGGCTTTGAGGTTGAAAAAAACCAATTCCACAGAAATGCAGTTAAGGAATATCCGTTATTCTCGCACTTTGAGACAGATGGTTCTTGTGGTGTTGAAGCCATCACAAACGTACTTCCGTTGATTGGTCGTTCGGTGTGGAGAAACAAGGTATTGTCTATGTTCAGTGAGGCTAAGCATATCGTTGATGACCAATTCTCTCCATCGAACATTGATTGTGGAGGTCACATTAACCTAGCCGTTAAAGGTGTGAGTGGCTCTGAGTTAGCTGATGCACTTAGACCATTCAGTGGAATTATATACGCTCTGTATCGTTTCAGATTAAAACGCTCTTGGTGTCAAGCTAACATCTTTATGGATGTAGATGAGTGCGATTGGGAGGGTTTGAGAAACCACGAGAAATATCAAGTTTGTCGCATTGAAAATAATAGGGTTGAGTTTAGATTGCCTAGCAGAATCAAGTCTGTGACTGACTTAAACCTACGCTACCGATTGATGTACGAGATTGTTAACTATGCCATCAATAAGCCAAACGGCACGCACAGAGGTCTTTTGAGTAAGCTAAAGCCAATCCTTATGATGATGTACAACAACAATGCTGACAAGGTATCTGAGGTTATGGAGTTATCAAAGCACTTCAGAAAGATGCTTATGACTCGAAAGATAAACCACGCAGTTCAACCATTCGTTGACCAATACGGGAGACTGAGTAGTCTGTATACACGAAGTCTTAGAGCAGATAGTCTAAGATGATGATTGGGGAGTCTGTTCCAACAGACTTCCCTATCCGTCCACAAGTGAGTGCTTGTGCTGATGAGACCAAAAGGTCGAAACGGAAACCTTAATTTAATACCAAACAGATTATGATTACCACAAAACACAGAATTACATACGCTAGATGCATTGACTCGGGGATGAGCAGCGCGTTACAGATAGCTACTATCTTTAAGATGGTGTATGATATCACAGATGCAGAAGCATTAAAGCTAACGAAGTCTTGTGCTGAGTACTACAATGAAACACTAACTAAATAAGTAGAAATTATGAGCAAATTTACCTTAACAATGATAGGTGTATTAGCTAGCATTCTAACGATTGCAGTGTACACGATGTCCAATTGCCTAGAGATTAAACTTCTAATCACGCTAATGGACTTACCGATTATTCTATTGATTACAAACGAGTTAAACTAAAAGTTATGATAAAAGTATATTTTGAGAGCAATTCTCACGCAGAGTTAGTCGCTACATTTGAGAGCGAGGAGTTGTATATAGCTAGTCTTCCTGCATTGGAGAAGAAAGCTAAAGAGCAGGGGATGATAGTCACAGAGGTTGACGAAGAACAAGAATGGGAGACTGAGTGCGAGCATAAGCAAGAGGTTGACTTAGGCATACACGATGATTATCTAGATAGATGTAACTAAAACTTAGAGACAATGAAACCAAAAGCATTTGTAATCGAGGGCAAGTTAGTAAGACTTGACGAGGATGGAAAGTTCTACCGATTAAATGGAGTCGGCAAGTGGAACGAGATTAAACCAAAAGATTTGTATAACCTAATAACACAGACAGATGAAAAAGAGATTGATTAACTTAGTAATAGATGCGTGTTATCGCATAGACAAGAAACGTGGTAAGTTAAACCATTATGAGGGCGAGACTGCACCATATTGTGGGCATCACTATAATGGAACAGATGGCGTCTTGTATAGTTCACATTATCACGAGGGCGATGGTGGAGAGCGCGCTAACATACTTGGATTCAGATTCGGTAGAGATACAGATGATGAGTATTGGTGGGAGTTTAGATACAAACTGACTCGAGCGATATATTTAAACGGGCAGTTCATTGCGAGAAATAACTACACCACATTCCTAAATGAATTGAAGGCTTTACACCATCACTACAAGCACGGTTTCAAAGTGAAGTACGAGTGGAAAGATTAAAGGTTAACTGATGAGGATTGAATATCCGAAACATAAGTCTGTTCAAACAGACTTGTGTCTTAACCAAATATATCTCATTGCCCATTTGGGGTTAAAAATGCCCATTTGGGGCAATGGAATGTTAACTATCTAATAATCAGAAAGTTAAAAATAAATTTGGTAGTTCGAATTATTATACATATCTTTGTATAAATTTAGTACAATAAATATTAACCGAGTCTGTTCGAACAGACTAATTAAAACCAAAACACAATGAGTATTAGAACAACATTTTATTACGAGAGGGTAGGCGAAAGCCACGAGGTTATCGGTGCAGTAAAGCACTGCATAAGACCACAATCCACAAAGGTGTGGAAGCAGTTACAGAGAGGTCTTGATACCGACAAGTACAGACGTATAGGTTGGAGACGCAGTGAAGGTAACACGCAATGGAAAAGTTCAACAAGTATATTAAAAACAAGATAATTATGAGCGAGTTAAAAAAGAGTTTTCAGAAAGTAAGATACGTAGGTTGGGAGAGTTCAATGTCTCCTACGATAGAGCGTGAAAAAAAGACAATGCAATACCACGTTGGTTGGGACAAGAGCAGAGAGAGAGGTTGGTTTGAAATCTACGATGTTGATAGTGGTGGCGATGACTACTACGGAGAAGGTGGGCTTGAGTTCACCGGCAATGTGTTAGATGGATACGATGGTGTGTTCTCGTTAGACGATGAGGTTGTTAAGTGCGTCAAGGATTGGGGTGCTGATACAAAGGACATGGAAGAATCTTTAGGTTATGGCTCAGAAGACAATTAAAGAGGGTGTAGACTACGAGGTTATCGTAAGCTATACGGACGATGGTTTTGGCTTAAACGTGGAGTCGATAGAGTATGTATGTGGGACGACGAATCAAGTCGTCCCAATAGATAACTTCCTATATGATTTCCTAGACGTGGGTGCTATCAACGAGATGGAAGATTTAATAAGAAAAGGTTAACTGATGAGGGCTTAGTGTCCGAAACTAGAGTCTGTTCGAACAGACTTTAGTCTTAACCATTAAAACTAAATTATTATGGGACAGATGAAAGAATTATTTATCTCAATGCAAGAAGGTCTTATGCAAGGGGTAGCAATCACAAACGCTCAGCGTGAGCGTCAGTTAGATAACGAGCATAAGATGAGCGTGTCGGTCGAGGAGTTCAATCCCGACAATGAAAAGCACGTAGAGATTATGCAAGAAACACAACAAGCAATGGAGGAAAATAGCTATGGAGAAGACGAATAAAAGGTATAGGGCTGTAATCAAGTGGCTAGATACGGGCAATATAGATTGGGTTGTTCTCAAGATAGGAGACATTGCCGAGGACGATGATGATATATTTTTCTACCTAGAAAGTGAGAAAGAGATTGAATCGTTTAAGAAGGAAGGCTCACACGAGTGGGTAATCATTAAAATTAAAGAAGAAAATAGTTATGGAGAAGGACAATAAACTTATAGCAGAATTTATGGGGACTGAATGGCACAAAGATTTTTTTAAAGATGTTTGTATAATATCTTCAAGCAATATATCCTATAAATTTCACTCCTCTTGGGATTGGCTTATGCCGGTCGTCCAAAAGATAGGCGATGAATATCTTAATACACCATTTGATGAGACGTACTCACACCTTACAGAGCAGTACGAAAACATTTGGACATTAGAAGATACATATAAAGCAGTAGTAGAATTTATTAAAGACCAAAAAGACAGAAAAGATGGACTTAAGAAGTAAAGATGCAATAGAAAGCAGTAAGCAACACGATATTGATATGAGCAACATCCTTATAGCAGAATTTATGGGGTGTACCCATCCTCATAATGAGATTACAGATGCTACCTTATACAATGTTAGTCATGGTACATTTGAATTAAGTGAGTTAAGGTATGATGTATCTTGGAATTGGCTTATGCCTGTAATTGAAAAGATAGAGAGTTTAGGGTACGAAGTACAAATAAGAAGTACTGACTGTATTATATTCCAACTATTAGATACTCTCGACTACAAACCAATAATAGGTACTATATCAAGTGCAAGTGGTAAAATGTATAGCACTTATATAGCAGTAGTAGAATTTATTAAAGACCAAAAAGACAGAAAAGATGGACTTAAGAAGTAAAGACGCAATAGAAAGCAGTAAGCAACACGATATTGAAATGAGCAATACCCTTATAGCAGAATTTATGGGGGCTGAATGGCACAAAGATTTTTTTAAAGATGTTTGTATAATCTCTCCAAGCAATATATCATATAAATTTCACACATCTTGGGATTGGCTTATGCCGGTGGTTCACAAGTGTTATCAAGAACATACGTGTAGCCAAGAACGTATGAATAGTAATGATGCATATGAAATTAAGACGTGCGACATAACTAGAGTATATAAAGCAGTAGTAGAATTTATTAAAGAGTATAACAACTAATAAATTGAGCCGAATAGAAAGACTAATTGGCTCAGAATTAAAACAAGAGATATGAAAAAGTCAATACAAACACCATTGGGTGTATATACAGATGATGAAGCAGGTATCGAGATGATTGAGTCTTACGCCAACCAAAGAGTTATTGATGAATTAGAGAAAGCCTCTCTAATGGATGTAAAACCAATGAAGTATAACGGATGGACAAACAGAGCAACTTGGTTGTTTAACCTTCATTATGGAAACAAAATAAATAACGAAACTGATTTCAATAGAGAAAAAAATCAATGCGAAGAAGAACACGAAAACCTAATAAACACTATAGGTACTTGTATGTGGTCTGACTTGATTGATATAAGAGAGATAAACTTTATCGAGTTATTTAATAGGATGAGTTCAGATTGGAGTAAGTAAAATAAATGTAAATAAATTTGGCAGTGTCTAAATTTTGTATTACTTTTGTACAAATCAAATACAATTAATCAGAGGTCAGTCTGTTCCAACAGACTCCTCACAAATCACAATCACTATGTGTGTAATTATTATCAAACAGAAAGAGCAAATGATGTCAAGAGAAATTGCAAAGACATCAGCAAGAATCAATCCTCACGGGTTGGGAATTATTTGGTTAGATACCTACGAGGTAACATACCACAAATCAAAAGACTATGGAGTTCTACTCACAGATAGACCATTCATTGCTCACTTCCGTTACGCTACGGTTGGTGCAATCAATAGAGAGAACACGCATCCGTTCGTATGTGGAGTTCAGAAGGATGAGTATTTAATGATGAACGGAACAATCAACGGCTTGGGAAACGCACAGATGTGCGACTCAAAGGTTCTAGCAAATCAGCTAGGTCTTAGACCAAGACATACTTGGAAGCAAGAGATAGAGCAGTTCGATTGTAGATTCGTTACAGTGAATGTGCGCAATCGCTCATTCCAAATGTACAACAGAGGAGATTGGCATTACAGAGATGGTATATGGTACTCTAAAGCTAACGTACTGCAAGAGAATATTATCGCAGTATACGGAACGCTAAAGAAAGGTTATAGCAACTACCACAACTACCTAACAACATCTAAGTTTATTGGTAGTGGTGTGACTAAAGACCGGTACCCTCTACTTATTCAAGGCTTACCATATATGGTAGAGCAGAAAGGTGTGGGTTATAATGTGCAGGTCGATGTGTTCAAGGTATCAGACGATGTACTAGCAAGACTTGATATGCTAGAAGGTCATCCAAAGTGGTATGTTAGAAAGCAAGTACCTATCCACGTTAAAGGTAGGATAGTAAATTGTTGGGTGTATTTCAATCCAAAGACGATAACAAAGGATACTCAGATGCACAAGACATATGTTCAGCATAGCTATAGAAACTTCTATTCGACTCCAACTACAGAGACGTACACTCCTAGTTTATGGGACGATATGGAAGCTATATTAAATTCGTAAGCGTGGTCAGTTTGGTCTCTCCGATGTCTTGGAGACTGAAGGGTTGCTTGCTTAAGGTTAATAGTCTAGACCACCACCTTTTCTAGGTTTCATATATAGACAAAAGCAATCAAAGATATTAAGAGAGTCTGTTCGAACAGACTCTTTTTTTTTACTTAAATAATTTGTTTATGTATAAAATATGTACTATATTTGTACTATTAATAAACTAAAAATAAACACACAATGAGTATTAAACAGAGTATACTAAATGATATTCGGGCAGAGAAGCTATGCTCTACTCCGGATAAGTATCACGTGCAGAGATGCCAAAAGATACTTGACAATCTAGATAAGCTAGACCATCAACAATTCGTAAACACAGGTCATATTATGCCGGTAGACCAAATGAAAGACAGGTACCCGCACCGTAAGTTACGAGAGGATAGTAAGTCTGTATGCCGGTATGTAGGTGGGTTCTGCATTGAGTTTGTAGGAACTAATAAATTCTTTTGGAACTACCACGAGGACGTAGACTTTAAGCACGTTGAGATGACGTTATTTAATCACGTAAAGAGTTTGATTGATGAGCAAGTCTAGAGACTATCAGATAAAAAGAAAGCTAAGCCTTATTCAGGATATGCTAATACAAAAGAATAGAGCGTATGGTAGTTCTGCCCTTGAGCCTCTGAATATTTTCAGTAAGGGTAAGGCTACCAACTCTCTATGCTCTCGCATAGATGACAAGCTAGCAAGGATAAAGAACGTAGGTGTATCAGATGAGACAGAGGATACTCTGTTTGATTTGGTTGGTTACCTAGTATTATTAATGATTTCAATTGACGACAATGAAAAGAGAGATATTTAATCAGTATGTAGACGAGATAGTTAAACTATTTCGAATAAGCAAAGAAGATTTATTTACTAAATCTAAGAGGCGAAACTTAGTGGACGCAAGGTATACCTTGTACTATTTATGTGCAACAAGACCAATGAGACTTAAGTACATCACTCAGTTTATGTTAGACAATGGATACGATATTGCACACAACAACATAATGCACGGCATTAAATGTATGCAAGAAAAAGTTAACGAGGATAACGATTATAAGTTAATAATTAAAAGACTAGAGTTATGCGTAGCTTAGAGGATATATTCAAAGAAGCAATGAATGATAGCTACTCAGCTATCCTAGATACTCCATATGTAGAAGCTAGGTTAGTCTTTGGGGTTAAGATAGTAAGGGACAGAGAGAGTGGCCTTATAGAGATTCTTAATACCACAAGAGGTGGCGATTACTATAAGGAGATTACCCAAAAAGAATACCAAGAATTTTACGTAAACGGTTGGAGATATGGGGTTTATGACGTATCTTTGTCTAACTATCGAAGGAAGTTAGATATGATTGACTACAATGTTAATGAAGCGATTGCTAACCTTGCTAGTAAGAAAGAGATAGAAGGCTTTCATACACGTAGAAAGAATATAATGAATCGCTACGCAAAAATTTCTAATAAATTAAATCTATTAAGCAATGAGTAAGAACAACTACACTACACTAGCTACGCTCCCTATCAGAGAAAAGGTTGAGCGCAAAGGAAACTTAGACTACTTATCTTGGGCAAATGCTTGGCATATGCTAAAGACAATACATCCCGACGCACAGAGGATTGTATATGAGTCTGTTCAAACAGACTTAAACTATTTCACAGACGGAACAACTGCATACGTTAAGGTTGGGGTTGTCGTGGATGGCTTAGAGCATATTGATTACCTTCCGGTAATGGATTACAGAAATAACTCAATACCATTAGAGAAAGTTACGTCAATGGATGTAAACAAATCTATTCAGCGTTCAACTGCTAAAGCTATTGCAATGCACGGGTTAGGTTTATCTCTATGGACGGGAGAGGATATTCCACAAATGACCACAGTTAAATCAGAATCTAAGACTAAAGCATCTAAGATAACTCTTGAGATTGCAGACGACAATTGGGCTAAGGTTATGAAGTATATGTCAGCGAACAAGAACTTAGGTCTTACTCAGATTGTTAAGAACTTGGAGACCAAGTATAAGATGAATGCTAAGGTTAAGAAGGAACTAGAGAAGGCTATGTAATATGTCAGATATTATAGAAAAACTCCGTGACGATGCTGAGTACTATGGAGGGGTAGGTAAGAACTACCTCTCTAACTCAGACATTAGCTCGCTACTAAACAATCCAAAGGAATTTGGTGTAGCTAGAGCAGACAATCCTGTATTCGCTAAGGGAAGATTATTCCATCAGCTAATACTTGAACCGGAGAAAGCTAAAGATGTTGTGTCGTTAGATATTGGTTCAAGAAATACTAAGAAATATAAAGACTTTGTAGCAGATAATGAATTAGATTTCTGTCTGCTAAACAAAGAGGTTGACGAGATAAAATCTTGGGTTAACACAATGCTTGCTAATATGAACTTCTTTGATATAATTTACGATGAAGGTAATCAGTTTGAAGTGCCTAACGTGAAAGAGATTAAAGGAATGATGTGGAAAGGTAAGGCTGATATTGTAACGTCAGACTGTCTGATAGATTTAAAAACTACCGGAGACATTAAGAAGTTTAAGAGGTCAGCTAATCTATACAACTACGATAGTCAAGCATATATATACCAAGAGTTATTTGGCAAGCCACTTATCTTTCTAGTTATTGATAAGACAACTCACGCTCTAGGAATCTTTAGACCATCTGAAGACTTCATTAGACGAGGAGAATTAAAGGTAGAGCGAGCAATAGAAGTGTACAATAAGTTCTTTTCAGAGGACGCTCAGCACACTATTGAAGACTACTTTATTGAAGAGTACATTGATTAGTCTGTTCGAACAGACTCACACAGATGGCGAAACTCGATGTGCCTCCAATCGAGTCTAGCCTTTATAATGGAGGATAAATATTTACACTATGGCAAAAGAGAAAATCTTTGCAGACGGATTCTCGTTCAACACGAGAGACAATCAACCTGACTTTGTTGTTGGGAGAGTATCAATCAAGTTAGAAGACGCTATACCATTCTTGAAAGAGCATGGCTCAAAGCGTGGATGGGTAAACCTTAATATCCTTACGGGTAGAAGTGGTAAGCCATACATAGAGCTTGATACGTTTGAACCAAAATCAAACACGACTAACGCTAAAACCACTACTGTGGTAGAGGAAGATTTACCATTCTAAATTCCCCCTAGTTAGAGTGAAGAGGGTAGGCTATATGTCTACCCTTTTTTTTAGCTATGTTAAATGTTAATTCGACATCCCTATATATTCTATTAGGGTTTTTCTTTTATATTATTTTTTTTATTTATATATTTACACTTTAAAATTAACATTATTAACACTACTATTGATAATCAGTTAGTTAAGTACTAATCTTTAACACAAAATCAACACAATGTCAGCATTACAAGTAACGATATTTAAAAATATCAAGGAAACTGCGACTCCATTCTACAGAGAAGTAGGAGTGGTATTAGAAAGAATAAGAGAAGGTGCGTCCAAAGAACTAGTCAAGAGCATTAGACTAGAGAGTGACAAAGCACAACGCAACGAGATAAAAAAATTGCTTCCGGCAGTATGCTTCTCGGGAACATTCACAAAGCGTAGAGACGATTCAATAAGTACGCATAGTGGTCTAATGTGTTTAGACTTTGACGGCTATCCAAAGAAAAAAATTATGCTATCCGAGAAGGAGAAGCTAAGTAAAGATAGATTTGTTTACTCTGTATTTATATCACCATCAGGTAACGGTCTCAAGGTATTAGTTAAAGTACCACAGGATATTGACAATCACGTAAACTATTTCAACTCTCTCGAAAATCATTTCAACTCAGAGTATTTTGATAAGACTTGCAAGAACATATCAAGAGTATGTTACGAGTCATACGACCCGTTAATCTATGTCAACGAGACATCTTCAGTGTGGGATGAAATTCAAGATATTGAATATAAGGAAGTGTCTGTTATAAAAGATGCACCTACGATTCCAATCACAGATGAGAATAAGATTGTTGATATACTTGTTAAGTGGTGGACTAAGAAGTATCCAATGGCTGAAGGTCAGAGAAATCAAAACGCATTTGTTTTAGCGATGGCTTTTAATGACTATGGTATAAATAAAAGTTTAGCATCCTACGTTCTTAATAGTTACTCAACTGAAGGCTTTAGTTTAAAAGAGATAGCACGAACAATTGATTCAGCTTACTCTAACTCTCAAAACTTCGGAACTAAATACTACGAGGATGAAGAGAGGGTAAACAATATCAAGTCTCAGTTCAGACGTGGTGCATCAAAAAAGGAAATCCGTCAAGAACTAGAAGACTCGAGTCTAGACGGAGCAGTGATAGAGTCAGTGTTATCTCGAGTGCTAGACGAGGATTCCCTAAAACAGTTTTGGACTAAGAATGACAAGGGAACTATAAAGATTGTTCACATCCTTTTTAAAGCGTTCTTAGAGGACAACGGATTCTATAAGTATTGCCCGGAGGGAAGTAAGAACTACGTCTTTGTGAGGGTTACTAACAACCTTATAGACCACACATCAGAGAAGGAGATTAAAGACTTTATTTTAGGTCATCTTATTTCGCTAGAGGATTTAAGTATCTACAACTACTTTGCAGATAGCACACGATTCTTTAGAGAGGAATTTCTTACCCTGCTATCAACTATTGATATATACTTTATATCAGACACCAAAGACTCAGCGTACTTGTACTACAGAAATTGTGCAGTACAGATTACTAAGGATGCAATCAAACCAATAGACTACCTAGACTTAGGTGGTTACGTTTGGAGTGACCACGTGATTGATAGGAACTTTAATCTATGTGAGGTTGGTGACTGCGACTACAAGAAATTTATAAACAATGTATGTGGTAATGATTCGGAGCGAATTAAATCAATGGAGAGTACGATTGGCTTTATGCTTCACGCACACAAGAACCTATCCTACTGTCCGGCAGTGATTCTAAACGATGAGGTTATCTCTGACAATCCTGAGGGTGGTACGGGTAAGGGTTTATTTATGAATGCTCTATCTAAAATGAAAAAGGTTGTAACGATTGATGGTAAATCATTTACGTTTGAGCGTTCGTTTGCATACCAACTTGTATCAGCAGATACGCAGATACTTGTATTCGATGACGTTAAGAAGCACTTTGATTTCGAGAGATTGTTCAGCGTGGTTACTGAAGGTCTTACGCTAGAGAAGAAGAACAAGGATGCTATCAAGATACCATTCTCAAAATCTCCTAAGATTGCAATCACAACTAACTATGCAATCAAAGGTTCAGGTAATTCATTTGCTAGACGTAAGTGGGAACTTGAATTGCATCAGCATTACAACAAGAACTTTACTCCGTTGGATGATTTCGGTAAGTTAATGTTTGGCGATTGGGGTGATGACGAGTGGTGTGGCTTTGATAACTATATGATTGGATGTCTACAGAAATACTTAGGTGGAGGTCTTAAGAAGAGTGCTTTTGTTAATTTAAATGTTAGACAATTATCCTCAGAAACAAGTCACGAATTTATTGAATGGTGTGGATTGGTTGAAGGAACTGAAGGTTCGGCTAACCTACCTTCAAATACAAGACTAACTACTAATCAGTTATTCTTTGATTTCATTGAGGAGTATCCTGACTATCAACCAAGAGGAGGTCGTGCTTCATTGTCACGAAATAAGTTCTATAAATGGTTAGTTTCATACGCACTATTTAAAGAAGGAATTCAGCCTGAGGTTGGAAGAGACGTGCACGGTAAATTTATAATCATAAAAACACAATAATGAAAGGATACGATACACTACTAGATTTCCTTGTTGAGCAATATGACGATAGGGAATTTCTAAAGGCAGATGGATATGACTCTGCCTGTATAGGATTTGATTACAAGACAAAGAGATTAATATACTCTACAAGCAAGTGTATTAAGATACTTGTAGAAGGCGGAATGTCAGAAGAGGAAGCCTGCGAATACTTTCAGTTTAATACATTAGAGGCTTACGTTGGTGAGAAGACTCCAATATTTGCAATAGACGAATGGTAGAGACTGTGAAGTGGAGAGAATACCAATCGGATATAATTGGTAGAGCCACAAATATACTCAAGACTAAGAACTTTGTGTACCTAGCTATGGAAGTTAGGACGGGGAAGACTCTTACTAGCCTTGGAATATGTGAGAAGGTTAATGCTGAGAATGTATTGTTCCTTACAAAAAAGAAAGCGATACAATCAATCAGTGATGACTACGACTTGCTATGCCCTGTAAGGTTTAGCTTGTTTACAATCAACTATGAGTCGATGCACAAGGCTCCCAATATAAAGTGGGATGTGATTATATGCGATGAGTCTCATAGTCTTGGTGCGTTTCCTAAACCAAATAAAAGAGCCAAGGGCGTGCGAGATTTGATTGTAAAGACAGGAGCAAAGGTTATACTTCTGTCAGGTACACCAACACCTGAATCGTATAGTCAGATGTACCATCAAGTGTATGGAATAAAAGGCAATCCATTTTCTACGTTTAAAAACTTCTACAGATTCTGTGATAGATTCGTAAACGTAACGGAGCGAAAGATAAACGGCTTAATGATTCGAGACTATTCAAATGGTATGCAATCAATACTAGATGCAGTCAAGCCATTTACTATAAGTCTTACGCAGAAGGAGGCAGGGTTTGTTACTGAGACTACAGAGGATGTGCTTGAGGTTAAGATGCTAGATACCACATACAACCTAGCCAATAAGCTAAAGAAAGACTTGGTTGTTGAGGGTAATGATGAGGTTGTATTAGCAGATACTCCTGTGAAGTTAATGATGAAGCTGCATCAGATATACTCCGGCACAGTAAAGTTTGAGGGTGGTAATTCAATGATAGTAGACTACTCGAAAGCTGAGTTTATTAAAGAGCATTTCAAAGGTAAGAAGATTGGAATATTCTATAAGTTTAAGGAGGAGTTGAATGCTCTGAAGAAGGTATTCGGTGACGACTTAGTGACTGAACTTAGTCTGTTCCAACAGACTAATAAGCATATAGCTTTACAGATTGTTTCAGGTCGTGAAGGTATATCCCTCAAGGATGCTGACTGCTTAGTCTACTACAACATTGACTTCAGTGCTACAAGCTATTGGCAGTCTAAGGATAGGATGACAACTAAAGAGCGTCTTAAAAATAAAGTTTATTGGGTGTTCTCTAAGGGAGGTATCGAGTCTAAAATCTATAAGGCAGTTACAAAGAAGAAAGATTATACCTTACAACATTTTAAAAGAGATTTATTATCTTTATAGAATGACAGAGCAACAGATACAATCTAAAAGAATCAAGGAGTTGGAGTCTCAAGGTTATTATGTTTTGAAATTAATCAAGACTAATAAGAATGGGATTCCCGACTTGGTTGCATTCAAGCCTAACGCTGATGTATTATTCAGTGAGGTCAAGAAACCTACAGGGAAGGTGTCTAAATTACAAGAGTATAGACTTAAAGAATTAGAAAGCTATGGATTCAGAACAGAAGTCTACAGAGGGGATTAGATTACTCTTAACAGAAGAGTTTGTTGATGACTTAGATTTTTATCAGGACGATGAAGTAGAGTTTATAATCAAGAGTCTAAGTAGAGAGCAAGAAAAGTTTAAGGTTCTTAATAACTTAGCACAGTATGTGTATGGAGTTATTCAGATTGAAGACCCTTTATACTTTAAAGTTGAGTTCGTTAATCAAGAAGGCGAGAGGCCAACATATCTATCACTAGAAGGTGTAGGTGTTGATGAGTTTCTTGACGCAATTAATAACAATCAAACACTAGAATTAAATGAAAATAGAGGAATTAATAGTAAGAAATGAAACAAAGTCTGAAGTTAAAATAAGATTAAAGGCTGTTGTTGAGTCTGTTTATAGGTTAGATATTTCTAGAAAGAACAGACAAAGAGAGTATGTATCTGCAAGGATATCCTATATACGAATTTTACGTGACGTAGGTTTTGGTGTACAAGATATTGGTAGGTCAATAAATAAACATCACTCAAGCGTAATACACAATGATAAAAAGTTTGAAGTGTATTATAAGTTTGATAAAAGGTTTAGAAAATTTCACGATATTATACTAGAAAAGTTTTATGTTGATGAGAATACTGTTATTGACTACAAGGTGTGTGAGTTAGAAAATGATAATAAATCTTTGAATTTAAAGATAAAAGAATTACATTCGCAAAACGAGCAACTAAAATTAAGAATACAATACCTTGAAAATCAGGCAGAAAAAAATAAGTCTCTTCACGAAATGATTAACATAAGAGTTAAGCCGGGAACAGAAAATAAAATTCATTCTAAACTAAACAGATTTTTCAATGGAGTATACTCATAATAACATAGAAGACATCTTAGGTTTTACAACTTGGGATGATAAGAAAAAGTTAGACGAACTTCTGCGTATAGATTGTAAGATGTATACTAATTTAGGTTCGGACTCAACTAAGAAAGAGGTTGCTGATGTTAAAGCAATATCTAAAAAGATTTATAAAGTAATACAAAAAATAAACCCACAGATGGGAAAGACTTTTCTTTCCTGCTTTGATTAAGAGTAATGCAACAGAAGTCTAATCTCCACAAGTCAAGAATAACGCACATCAATTTACTGATGAAGGAGATACACGACTCTACCAATACCATATACGAATGCCTTATTGATAGAGAGCATAAGCAATCAAAGGCTGAGATAAAGCGTTTAATAAAAAAGCTCTCATCGGTTTTAGAATCTTTACAGGATGACATCTAAGACTCAGGAATGTAGGGATTGTAAAGAGCAGAAACCATTAAGTTATTATTGGTCTGCAGGTGTTAAGAATGGTAAGAAGTATTACAGAAAGCGATGTAAGATTTGTTATAGTACAACTAAGTATAGTTATAAACATAAACTAAAAGATTGGTTTAAGGATTATAAACAGAATTTAGAATGCTTTAAGTGTGGATACTCTAAGAAGACTCATAAATCTTTTAATGTAAAGGCTTTACAGTTTCATCACACTGATGATAATAAAGAGTTCGCAGTATCAGAAGGTGTGTGCGATGGTTTTTCTATAAAGAGAATATTAAAAGAAATAAAAAAGTGTCAGGTACTATGTGCTAGATGTCACGCAGAACATCACTATGAGATTTGAATCTGAGGTGGACTTAACAAGAGAGCAGCAAGCTATACAAAAGTTTGTAGATATTTTCGGTGGTAGCTTTAAGAAGCTAGGCCCGAATGATATTGATTACAGAGTGTTTAATAGCTCAAATGAACTCATTGCTTACGTTGAGGTTAAAGGAAGATTAAGACCTCTTAAAGAGGCTTATCCATTACCTGTCGCTGCACGTAAGATTGTTAAGCTATGCGATAAGAGATTGAATCCTGTAATGATATGGGCTTGTGAGGATGGTATCATCTACGCTAAAGTTTCAGAGATACAAGGTGATGTTAGGTGGGGAGGTAGAAAACCAAGAGCACACTCGGTTAATGACGAGGAGTTAATGATTTATTATAACCAACAAAAAGGATTTAAGTATGTACGATTCTGAAAAACCTGACATAAAAGAGTTTGTCTTTGCGGCAGTAGTTAGTGCAACAATTATTTACACTATATGTTATTTTATATAGAAAGTATTGTTATATTTGCTATGACTATTGTGCTAAATAATTGAGTGTTACTTGCTCGGTTGTATTGGAGAGTCTGTTCGAACAGACTCTCCTTTTTTTTTATCTAACACTACCTCTACCTCTACCTCTGCTGCTAGACCTTCCTGAAGCTCCTCCTCTACCTCTAATCTTAGATTTGTTTCTATCGGTAGGTTTTGTGTAATTATACTTAGAATCTTTCTCTTCACGTTTAGCTTTTCTTTCAGCAGACTTCGCATCCTTAATAGCTTGACGCTCTAAATAGCCTTCTGATTCAGGTCCGAATGTTTTATTCCACAACTTCTTATTGTATCGCTTCATATCAGTCTCGTTGTCGTACTGACCTAGCTTATCTTCTTTGATTTGCTTAGCTGACTTTCCTTTAGGTCTGTATGAAGAGCTTATACCAAGCATATCGTACACATTTTCTTCGTTAAAGTCTCCCGTAGCTGTACGGGCAAGTCCTATGAACGGGTCAAACTGTACACCTGCGGCAAATTCTAAAAGACCACGAGTAGTGTTACCAATAACTTTAGCGTAGTCACCTTTTTCAACGCCCTTCGATATCTTCTTTATCTTTTGATACACACCACCAAGAGGGTTAACAACATCACTAACAGGTTTGTCGCCCACGCCTTTAGCTTTATTAGATATCTCCTCAACTACGGTACCCAACATAGGTATTTTATATATCTGATTCATACCAACCATAGCCTCACCCATCTTCTGAAGTACTTCCTCTCTATCCTCTTCATCACCTTTAAGCATCCTAGCAGCGTTCGCAGCCACAGCAAATAGTACGTTAGCTACACCTAGGTTTAAGAATAAAGACCTTACATCCTTAGAGCTAAGAGGTTTCTTTCCTGAGATAGCTCTAGTTATATTGGTGTAGGATTGCATAACCTTATTCATTTGCAAGAATAAAGTACTCCCAAACATTGTAAACGCCCTAGTGTACGGGCTCTTAGCCATTTGAAGAGGAATCTTTTCAGTACCTCTACGTGTCTGCTGAGTAGCGTTATAGTCTTCAAACTTTGCCATAGCCTCAGCTTTGCTCATACCATTAGCTATATCACGGTTATAGTTAATCATATAACCCATCACGCCCATAACATCACCTATTACTGTAGGTGCTGCTGCTGCAGTCTTAAGGGCTTGTCTAATCTTACCGATAGGGGGTTTACCTGATTCTTTGTAAATCAACCCACCTGATTCAAGGGAATGAACATCCCCTTCCAATCCTTGAAGTAAACGCTCTTGAAGCATTGGAGACATCTCCCAAGCTCTCTTTACATTAGACCTAAAGTTTACTATTAAGTTTGCCGCATCAACCATAAACATAACAGCATCAAGGCCGGGTATTTTCTTTTGTCCTTTTGGTCTATATGAATAATCTTCATACGCATTAATAAAGGATGTAGCTTGCTTTGGTATCTGCATTAGCTTTAAAGCTAAAGCAAAGCTAGTGTATTTGGTTTGAAGCCTATCTAATATACTAGGCTCTAAAGCACTCTGATAAGAGCCCGGATTTACATCCATATTTATAGCGTTCTTCACTGCCTTGGTTAGACCTGCTTGTTCAAGTAAAGTCTTTACTGCAGGGAAGTTCATTATTGCGGCTAATTTTTTAACCGTAGGAGCGTAGGCTTTAAACCTCTCCATCGAGTCGATGTGGTTATCTAAAACCTCAGTAAAGTTTGCATTCAAATCAATCTCACCCTCAACATTATCTCTATCCTTAAGAGCGTCAGCAAACTGAGCGTCTTGTATAGCTCTGAAATCACCATCCTCTAACATCTTAGAGTTTGTTTTTTCTTGATGAGTTTTAGTAGGGAAATAATTATCAATGTAACTAAGGTTAGAGTCGTTAACATCTCTATAAACCTCATTGGTTTCGTTGTAGTACTCAGTACTTAAGTATTCTACGGTCTTGTCTACAAACTCCACAACCTCTTTACCTAGAATAGCTTCAATCTCTTTTAGCTTTGCGTCAGTAAAACCTTGAGCGAGTAATTTTTTACGTTGCACTTCGTTCTTACTAAGAGCTAGGATTCTCATTAGCTCGTTTGCAGAGAAGTCCATCGTCCCAATGTCTTTACCTTTCTCTTTTATACCGCTCAATGTGTGGACACCTGTATAAAGTTTATTCTTTATATCAGCATAGCTATTAATACCTGTTATAGTTTTAGCTATAGAGTCAAATTTCTTACGCTTAACTTGAAGTCCTTTAGTATAATTACTTACAGCTCTGTTTAGTGGCTTATATATATTGTCAGTAAAGAATGTCCCCGACTTGTCTAAACCGTTTGTTAGAGTACCTAAGTGAGTTAAAGAGTTTTTAAAAGCCTGCATAGATTTAGAGAATGATTTGAAATCAAAAACACCAACGTAGTCAGATATGGCTTTACCCAAACCTTTACGCCAAATTTTAGACTCTATATCTCGCTGCTCTTTCTTTAGCTGAGTAGGGCCTTTAAGCGTGCCATCCTCATTGTAAAGTTCAGAGTAACCATCATTAATATCTTTATCTGCCTGCTTCTTTGTTTCTTTAATCTCAGCTCTAAACGCTTCCTTTCTTAGTTGAAGTGCAGAACGGCCGCCCTTCTTTCCTTCTTGAACATCCTTAAGTAAAGACTCTAGCTGTTCCAAAGACATATTATTTATATCTTTAATAGAGTCTAAACTTTCGTATGCGTACACCTTCTGCTTTTGAGTTGGAGTAAGGCTATCAAAATCCTGTTCAAGCAATGTGTCGATGTCGCTAAATAACTTATCTTTAATTTGAGCTGCAGTTTTATTATCTATAGCCATAGCTAAAACCTTTCGCATTGCATTAAAGAATGCTGCAGTCTCAGGGTCAAATGATTTAGATTTCTTAACAGCATCATTTACTTTGCCGACAATATCTTTAACTATAGACTTCTTTAACTTACCTTCAGACTTGTTGTACACATTCTCCATATAGTCAACAAACCTATCAACTTGAGCTTCACTTGTTACATCTGTAGCTGCAAATCTTTTTAGTATACGTTGAGCTTGACTGTTAGTGATGTTTCCATTCTTAACTAGCTTACCTACCTCGGCTGCTAAGTTCTTCTCAGCCTCAATGATAAACTTCTTCATATCCTTACCACCTCTTATAGCGTCTTTAATACCTTGTATAATACCATCAGCAGCAGATAATGTTACTTGGTCTGATTTTTTTATACCCAATATTCTTTTTACAGAAGGAGATGTCTTTTCTTTTGCTCCAAGTTTTTTTCTTAAATCTCTTACAGCGGTTTCTTTCTGTATGTCGGTAGCTGCTTTGTAAGCGTCTGTAGTTTTTAGTACAGCTACAGCACTATCAATCTTAGCTTGAAAACTCTTACCTCTCTTGCCTGTCTTTTCGTACTTACTTACTAAATCGGTAATGATGTCAAACATCTTCATACCACCCTTAACGGTGGTCTCAATCTTAGAGCCTTTGATTTTTTTATTAGCCTCCTTAACCTCAGCCATTGCTTCGGTTATAGACTTAGCGTCTAAACCTCTTTGCTTTAATGTAAATTCTATTTGCTTATCACTCATACCAAGAGCTAATGCTTCTTTGATTGTAGCCTTAACATCTCTACCTACCTCGAACCTAGCCTTAGATGATTGAGCTTCAGTCTTTGCGTCAAACTTAGTCTTAGATTTTGCATCTAAAGGTTTACCACCAAACAAGTCAGCAAGACCTGTGTTAATAAATTCGTCAAGTGTTAAGTTTTCTATATCCTTCATCTTTAAATCTTCAGATGTAGTAAACTTCTCTTGAATATATTTAAAGGTAGCGTTCATCCACTCCTTAAACTTAGATTGTTGAGCAGCATTAGCAATAGTCTCACCTTTAGTAGCCATAAGTTCTACTAAGGCTTCCTCTCTAGCCAACTTAGTATCACCGTACTTTTCAATCGCAGCTTTTAAGGCATCAGTACCTTCAACTAACTTTAAACCACGAGCCAAAAGAGCTGTACCTTTTTTACCTGAAGCATCTGAACGTAAGAAATCAGTCCATATATGACCGAACTCGTGTATTGGCGTAGCTAAGGAATCAAAAGCAGGGTTTATAAATATCTTACCATCCTTAGTTAAACCAAGAATAGTTTTGCCATTAGACTCTTGAGTTCTAACGCCCGGTTGGTCTAGTATAGCATCAAACTCAACCTGACTTGTTGCTACATTAACCGATGGGAAGGCAAACTTTAATTTACCTATAAGTATGTCAAGGTTTGACTGCTTCGTTTTAGCAGCGTCAGATTGAAAAACCTTATCATTAAAGAAAGACCCCCCAACTTGCTGTGTTGCAAAGTCTTTAGTTGGGAACTTCCCTGTTTTTTCTCTCTTAAAAACTCTACTAGCTTTAGCTCTCCAAGTTGAGAATACATCAATACCGTGTTTTGGTTTAGAGATTAAAGCTATCGCTTTACCTTTAGGTCCGAAGCCATAGTTGTCGTGATTTACTTTTGTTACACCGCCTTTATCCGTAACATCAATACCAACAACAGCCACAATATCTCCGTGCTCTCCCTTCATCATTGAAGGTTCTCCGATTGCTTTGTATATGTTATCAGCAAAGAAAGCGTCTGTATTAAACTTAGGATTCCCTTCAGCTAAAGATTTTATTACAGCCCTACTATTTGTTTTAGCCCCCGGTGGATATATCAATGATTCAAATAATAACTTTCTCTCGTCAAGATTTAGGGTGTTCATATCACCCTTAGCTCTTTGGTTTGCTTGTTTAACAACTAAGTCAGTTAACTGACCTAGGTTTTTAATCTTATTCTTATTAATAAATTCCTTCAGTTTAATCGCTGAAGCAACTTTCTTTTTACCTACCGTAGATTTTTGAGAGGCATTCATTGCTGCGTCTAAAACAGATTGCAAATCTGCTAAAGCCTTTACTTGATTCTTTTTTGGTGCAGCCTTTATTGCAGGGCTTACATATCTAAATATAGCTTCATTAGAATTAATGGCACTATCAGACATTCTAGCTATAGCCATAGGTACGTGACCTTGAGGTAGCTTTCCGTCAGCCCATAGCTTGTCAAACAACACTTTATTTTTTTCATATAATTTTACAGCGTTGTCAAATTGAGTTTTAGCACCATCTTTATTCACACCCGCCCAAGCGGCTTCTGTATTCTTACCTAGTATATTAAACATTAAACCCCCATCAACATCCATATTGTTCCCTTGAGCATCTTTTACTGTACCGGAAGCGAGGATGTCTGACATACCTGTTAGCATAGGTATACCATCAAAGAAGTCAATAGGTTTAATTAAATCGTTCTCACTTTTAACACCTATAAAGTCTAAGACTTTTCGTGAAATCTTTTTAATCGAGTTACTTTCTTTTATTGGATTAACTTCATAATCCCTAGAAGCTCCTGATGCTTCAAACTCAATCTCATTCTTGTCCATCTTGTTCATCTCCTCAGTAATAGAAGATGTTTCTTGGTCTTGAGTTTCTAATCCATCTAATCTAAACCTAGGTTTACCCTCTACCCCCGTTTCGACATCAGGTTCTTGAACTTCTTGTGTAGTCTCTTTGGTAAGTTCGCTGACTTCGGCGTCTCCCTCTCCCACTGTTTGGCTATCTCCGGTTTGTTCTTGTACATCCACCGTCTCTGTGCTTGGCTCTTGAATGGCATCTGCTTGTTCTTTTAAAAGTTGTTCTTTCTTTGATTGTATCTGTTCTGCAGTTGGGTTTACTACACCTTCTTTATTAAGAGCTTCTACTGCAAACTCTTCAGTCACTATATTAGTTGTTGTGCTAACATCGTCACCATCAACTATTGTCTCAGTTTCTCTAGCTTCACCTTCTGTAATAGGATTCTCCTGAAGGGATTTAATCTTAGACTTTATCTCTGATGATTTATCTTTAGCAAATTGAGTATCATTACCTTTTAAACCATCTAACTCAACCTGAAGCTCTGTTATTGCGTTTAATGTAGGTTCATTAATACTAGAGTCTACCTTTAAAATATCATTCTTTATAGTAGCCTCCTTAAACTTCTCGTCATAAATTGCTTGAAGTTCAGAATCGTTCTCTATATTAATATCTGCTTTAAGTAATTGCTCGGGAGTTGACTCTCGTAAAAACTTAGCCATCATAGGCCCCGACACCTTAGCGTCATTACCCGTACCATTAATCTTGTACTTAGGAGACTTATATAAACCATATCCTACGGATATTGGAGCTGTAGCTGTACCTGCCACACCTTCAAATAAAATCTCTGCCACGTCCATCTCTTGACCTGCAGCTACCCTACCTGCTATCTCACCTACAGAACCACCTACAGCTTCAGTTGCCCCACCGGCTGCTGAAGCTAATAATTTTCTACCCGTAGACTTAGCTACAGAGGTTGTTAATTTACTCGCTACACCACCAAACGCTGCGTCTACAGCTCCAATAGTTAAACCTCTAGCTACAGCTTTAAATCTAATATCGTCCATCATCTCTTCGTCCTGAAGAACTTCACGGATATTTTCATTAGTCATTGGCTTATCACCAAGCTGTTCTTGAAGTAGCTCTGAGTACGTAAGACCTGCTTCTAGAGCTGTACCTGCACCACCCATAGCTCCCGCTATAGCTCCTGCTCCAACACCAAAAGGTGTAAGTGTAGCTGACCCTGCAACAGCTCCTGCACCCGCACCTGTGGCTGCACCCGCTAATACTGCAGGCGTTAGCATAGCACTAACCGAGGATACGAATAGTTGTGGTATAACAGTTGGGTTAGCGGCAACGCCTTTTATAAAACCAAGGACACCACCACCATCTTTTTGATATATTTTTTGAAAGTCACGCATTTCATCAGATTCACCTGCGTCCTGCATTCTTTTTTGTGCAGCTATAAAGTCTTGTATATCTTCATCGCTTGCGTCAGCGCCCTTTGCAAATAATTCAAGTGACTCATCTACTGAACCACCCTGTGCTTGACCTGCTGCACCGGCTCTATATAAGTCACCAAATAAATCTGTAACTACATTCTTACCGAATGCTCTTTCAAGGGCTGTATCTTTCTCGCCTTGCTCAAACTCAGCATCTGAGAAATCTAAATTAATGCTTTGAGGTTCAGGAGCAAAGTCTGTTGGAACAGACTCATCTACAATTGAAACCTCTTGCTCTTGTATTGATTGAGGGCTAGCCTCTTGTATTGGAACTGAAACATCCGATGAGATAACTTCTTCCTGCTCTGTTGGTGTAATGGATTCCGTAACGTCCTCTTGAACAATAGAAACGGATTCGTCTTTTTTTTTTACTCCAACAAGAGTAGAGAAATCTTCTATAGATTTTCCGTATCCTTTTTCTTTAAATAAAGTATACGAATCATTTAAAGCATCAGGATTTGTATTTATAAGATTCACGTATTCATCAAAAGATTTAGTATAACCTTTCTGTTTAAATAACTCGTAAGAATCTTTTAGTGCTTGCTCGTTCATATCTTAATCTTAATATTGTGATGTATCTAAGTCAGTCGTAATATCAGAATCCTTGTCGAATCCATACACATCAGCTAAACCGTTAAGGTTTGCTTTACCAATAGATGTTAAATAACTTCTAAGTTTATCTCTTTCTTCAGTATCAGATGAATCAAAGTAGTTGTTAGTGTCAATTGTAACAGTCTCTTCAACTCCCGGGAAGGATAATGTAACTTGATTACTAAACCCAAGACCTCTTTCTCCCGCAGTCTCAATGACCATATTACCAAATCCTCTTAGTGGACCGTCACCTCCAATCATTTTCTCAAGAGCAGCCTTAAAGTTTTCATCGTCTGAACCTACCTCTGCGTCTGATATACTAAATAAATCTCTATCAATAGCGCCATCAACTATATTTGCTAACTGAAGCTCGTATGACGAGTCTACTTGCTCAGCAGTTTGAACCTCAGTAGAGGCATCGTAGTCAGTGTAAGTACCTTGGTCATCGTAACCCATATCATCCATAATGTCTACAACATTAAGCTCATTAGCTACTAACGCTGACATAGACTCAACAAAGTCTCTTTTATTCTCTATTGGTATACGTTTAACTATAGGCGTCTTTCCATCAACATCAAACATCTCAACAACAACCTCGTTGTTATTTCTTTCAATGCTTGTAATGTCTCTGTTAGCGTTAGATATATAGTTTAGAGCTGCATCAATTTGAGATTCAGAACCATCAAACACGTGGCCAATCTTACTAACGTAGTTAGACACAAGTTTTTTCTCTTTTATATCTTTAGCCTCCCACTGCGTAGGTTTGTTTATTTTTGTAATCTGTGCTTCAGTATATATATTTCTTAACTTTTTCTCCTCGTCAAGGTACTTAAGCTCTATTCTTTCTTTTTCTTCCTTAGTCTTAGCTGCAGCCATATCAGAATTGTGCTTAGCTGCACGCTCTTTCATAATAGCTTCAGTGTTTTCAATAGATAAGTCCATTGTCTCAAGCTCCTTAGGATTCTTTAGAGCAAGATGTTTAATTACTTGGTCTAGCTTTTCATTAGATAACCCCATAGCCTTCAACTCAAGTGGAGTTTTCTGAGCTATAACTGATATTTGTTGTTGAGCAGCCTCGTTGTCTAACTCCAACTTGCCTTTCTTAAGGCTTTTTGTATCCTCAAAGAAGTCAATGGCTTGCTGTGTTTGTTCGTTAGCCAACTTTTGAGACTCTCTTTTAACTTCCAAGCTAGAAGTTTCTGTAACACCTATCTTAGAATCTATAGCCGTTCTAAGTATTTCAGCCGCTTCAGCCTCCTGATTCTTCGTAAGTAAAGGTTGTGAAGCACCGCTATTAGGGTTTGTTGGGTCAGGTACTAAATATATAACACCCTCTTCTTGTACCTCAGGTAGCTTGTTGTTTGGTAGTGTTTCAAACCTATACTCTTTACCTGCTCTATTTGTAAGTATACTAGCTGCGTTGTGAGTGTTAACCAACTCTCTTTGTATTAAATCATTAGTGGCTTTTACAAAGTCAGGATTTTTCTTCATATCATTAAGAAGACCAACATCACCACTTTCAATAACCCTTTGATACTTCACGTCATATGCTCCCTTGATTCCTTCAGAAAACTTATTAACATCGAAGTTATCTATCTTACGTTCAACTGTATTCTTTAAGCTAAAGATTGACTTTCTGTCGCTAGGGTTTGAAGACATAACCATATTTCCGTCACCATCATCAACCATCTTGCCTACCGACATCTGTCCTGTAACCGGGTCAATATATACACCTGAGTTTGCAGGGTCACCAAATGCTTGTATCTGTGCGTTTTGGTATATCTCTTCAGCCGAAGCATTACCCGAATTAGCTCTTTCTAGACTAGCTGCATAATCAGCGTTAAACTTTTTTGAAACCTCAAACATATCTACTGTTCCTTGCTTAAGGTTTGCTCGCATTGCGTTGTATTGCTTAAGAGGTAACTGACCTGCCTTTAGTTTCTTATCTAAGTCAAGCATATATGCAGACGCATCAGAGGCAAATCTAGACATCCTTTCGTTAGCACCATCGTGCTGACCCTGAGGGGTGTCATTAAACTCACGCATATAATCACGTGACTCCTCGTCAAGTTTTATCTTTAAATCCTCACGTCTCTTTTCTTCAGCTAATAACTTAGCACTAAGGTCAGTACTAATTTGTCCCCAATTAACACCTTCAACAACAGGTCTTTCGCTTTGCTTATAATATGACTTAGCCATTAGTAAAGTTTTATAGGGTTACCATACATATCAACAGCATCGGGCTGTCCGTAAATATTAAATGGATTTTGAAACTGCTGAGCAGGAGTCATTGAGAGTGACATATCAGGTCTAATTAATTGTGCTTGATTTGTAGGAATGGACGAAGGTGTTATAGTATCTAAAGTTACTGCCGTGTTAGTATCACCCGCTAATCTTGCAGCTCCCCCAACTTTATCCTGCTTATACAACTCAGAGTTCTCATACAACGACATACCTGCATTAGCAAGCCCTGTAACGCCTGACATTATAGCTTGGTTTTGTTGGTTCTGCGCTTGTGCTGCAGCTATTCCGGCACCCTCTGCTTGGTCTAAAGATAGATTAGCTCTTTCTCCCGCCAACCTTGATTCTTCTGCAGCCACTAATTTATTTAAAGCCTCTAAATCTTTTGTTTGCTTATCTGTAATACCTTGCTGTGCTATATTAGATTGAGCAAGTACTCGACCTGCAGTAGCAGCACCACCTCTCTCTGACTCACGACCCATCTCCATTGCTTGTGCTGCCTGTTGAGCTATCGCTTCTCTTTGGTTTAGGTATGGTGTCTTACTGATACCAAGCTGCTCAAAGTAATTCACGTCAAGCTGAGCTTCAGCCTTTTTAAACGCTGCGTCTGCCGCTGCTTGTGCGTCTTTAGCTAACTTTTTTTGTTTACCCGCTTGTGCAAAAGACATTCCTGTACTTGCTAAAGTTGCGCCCGTTGCTATTATTGCTGTTGCTGCTGCCATATTATAATACTTTAATCATTTCTTTGTTGTATGAATCACCTGTCGTATAACCCTGCTGCTCATAAACACCAATAAGTCCGTTATGCTTTATAAGGGCATAAGCGAACTTATTATCTAGGTTCTTTGCAACTGATGTTAATGTCTGTATCAATATTGATAACGCTTCTTTACGTGATTCTTTATACTCCTTGTTAGATATAATCCAATCTACCCACGCTACTTTTGAGTTGGTGTTATATAAAAAGCCTGCGCATACAGGTGTATCACCGTCCCAAACCATTATACCACCTTGACCATCTTGAGGTAAGAAATCTCTGCTAGGAGCTTCCCATCCCCAATCCTTCCACCATCCCTTAAGGATGTTGTCGTAATCTTCGTGCTGTAGTGGAGTTGTATTGAATTTCATCTAGTAGCAAAGATACTAAATTTTAAGGATAACTTTTCATTAACTCAGACTCAATAGCAAAAAGCTCACTAGCTGTGGTTACCGTGCTAGGAAGCGTAAGAGTTATCTCAGTATAATGCCCCATCACACCAAGCGATTCAGCCTGTGCATTTTTAAAGTACATAACAAAATCACTTGGACTTGGGAGTGTACCTCCTGTATTGTTTATTCTAATATAGTTAGTGATTATAGTATCACCATTACTCACTGCGGTAACAACTCCGGCAAAAGAAAGGGTAGAGCCCGAACCTGCATATATTGAATCACCTACAGATAATTGGCTGTTAATGTCAACAGAAACAGCAAATCTTAAATCAGTTACTGAACCTCCACCGGCTAAAGAATTTACCTCACCAACACCACCATTAGCTCGTGACTTAAAGTCAGACTCAGTTAATGCACCGCCTGAAGCTGCACCATTAGTCCGAACGTAAGCAAAGTAGTTACCTTCTTTTTTTACAAACGATGTGCTATCTATAGAGCTTGACTGAGCCGCTACATCTGTAAGTAGTTCAGCAGACCACGCGTCAGTAGACTCAAGATTAAGCGTTTTAAAGAGCTTATTATCTAGAGGCATCTCATTTATCACGGTCTTTATAGTAGACGTATACGTAGTGCCGTAATAGCTATTACGAGTCTCATTGGTATTATGCCTATATAGCTGACCATTCTTAAAGCTATAAAAGAAATTATTCATCCCTATCATATACTCAGGATTGTAGCTATAGAATGAAGGGAATCCTTTAGAACCTTCGCTGTATGTAAGTGTATAGTTTGGCATATCTTTATTTTAACAATCTTCTACTTGACTAATTATCCCATCCTTTGAATAAAAAATGCACGTGTAATCCGGTATAGGTGTACCTTGGGTAGCTTCAGGGAAATCTATAGATAAAGCCTTCCACCAACCATCATCAAGTTTTTCATAATCAAGGCTGCTTGTACTACTAGCTATAAAAATATAATCTCCGTTTTTAAACTTACCGTCTACAGTTCCTCTAACTTTGCCGTGAACTAGTGTTCTGCCTCCAAGGCCTTTAGCGCAAGCCGAACCTTGAGTTGTACTAACAGTTGTACTTAAACTTGAGTTAAAGGTGTGTAAAGCAGTAGGGCACTCAACATTAACCGTTGGTGTAGGACCACCACATGGATAGACTGCAATAACATCTATAGTGTCAAGCGCTGTGGTAGTCTTTGGTATATAAGTTACAATATCACCAACAGTTGTTAATAGTCCGTTAGTAGGGTCTGTCATCTTGTTACTATACGAAAAGCTACTTGTAGTTCCGGTTGGCACAAACAAACCTGTATTTGGATTATACTTATACTCAGGAAGTTCAGCACTTCCATTAGTCCAACCTTGACAAACCCTCATGCCGTTAACATAAAAATAACTAGGTACTAAGCTGTTAGGAGCTGTAATGACATTATTCTGAATACCTGCTAATCCTGTAGAAGAGAATGTGTTGTACGCTGCAGCTAAATCACCCGTACCTCTTATAGATATACCTATAGGGCTACCACTTGATTGAGTTATTCCTGAGATGGTAGCCTTTATAGCACCTCGAGAAGCATTCATCTTATAGTTAATACGACATTCAGATGCCGTCACAGGTTGTATTGTAATATTTTTTTCGCAATTAAATTCACCGCACGCAGGGCAGTCTTCCACAGGAAGTAAACCAATGCCTGTTACTTGTCTTCTAACAACTAAGCCGTCAGAATAATAACCATCTGCAGCAAAAGTGGTTAAAGCACTTGTTGTGTAAACCGCAGTTGAGCTCTGAAGATTAGCTCCGTCTAAAAAAAAATCTGAATATTCTGCCATTTTTTATTTTAATTATTAACAATCACAATTTACAATCTCTATAGTAATGTCTGTAGCACCTACAGGAGTGTAAGTTGGATATATACTTGAACACGTTACAATAGATTGATTAGTAAAAAGTTCACTAGCCCCATCTGAGACCAATACTTCTATAGTGCTAGTACCGTTGTTGGTAATTCTATAAGTGGTATCTACAGCAGCGTTACAAGCACACTCACAGCAAACAGCCTCTAATCCTGTTGATGTAATATCCGAGTCATAACATAACAAAGTTTCATTTGCTGCTCTTAAATCCCAAACTAAATACAATATCTTATTACTGCCCGTTATAGTAGGTAAATCAAACGTATCAACAAAAGTAGGGTTTACACCTGTAGGGGTAGCTGAGTTAGCCGCAGGAATAGCATTTAATAAGTTACGTAGCCCTGTCTGATTGTTTGCATAATCTATTGGGGTTACAAGGAACTTAAATTTATCAAGCCTATCGCCTGTATTTCTAACATTATATGTATCACTTGAATACTTAAAAGTAGACATATCCATAGTGGCACCGCTAAATGGTATAATTCCGTGACCTTGGAATCCATCATATATTACATATGAAGATGCAAAAGGTGGTTGAGCATTTTGTACAAAATTAGACACCTGAGTAGGACCTGACACCAAACCTTCAACACCCGAACCAACTCTGTATGTCCAACGATAATGTATTGACTTACCTTCATCTTCATTATTCGTAAGAACAATAGCTCTAACCTGAAGTGCATTAGCCGTTGGGCATATAGATGTCACTGACACAACAGGTTTATCTTCAGCATTAACTTTAGATATAGTGATTGTAAGCTCGTTAGGGAATATTAAATTCTTTACAAAAGTAGGGGAATAAGTAGATGGAACTACCTCAGAAAATTGCTGAACTCCGTTCCAAGTCCCTGTAACATTAACCGATGCGGTAGTACTAAACTGAGTTGTTACCGTACCAATATCATCAGATAAATTAATAACATAAGATATTGAGTCCTCAGTATCAAGAGTGATTGTATTTGAAGAACCACAAGGTATAGATTCAATTTTTTGAGGTAATAATACATCGTTGCTAGATAGAACGTACTCATTCATATAGGGGTCGTAGCCACCTAATTTTTGAGTATTAAAACTATCTTGAAATAAATCTCTAAACCATCCACGCATACCATACTCCGATATAACATTTAACTGCTCGTTAGAAGCACTGCTTCCTTTAAGCTGTATTAAAGAACCTCTCTTAGCATCAGTAAAAAACTTATCAACTCCATATGAAACGAAACTCTCAGTGTTGTCACTAATACCAAAGTCTTCAATTCTAGCTATCTGCTTACCTAACACCTCAGGCACTGACGTAAGAACATCTCCCCCTGATGCGTCTGACAATAAGTTCTTGCCCGATAGAACGTACGAAATCTTATCCTCTTGCAATGCAAGTATGTCAGTCTCACGAGCAAACATTTTATTGATAGGCCCAAAAGAAGCCTCAAGTGGCTTAAAGTTTAGCAGCCCTAAGTTAAATTCGTTAAGTCTATTTAAGTTGGTTTCATCGTTATATAAGCCACTATATGTTATATCAGAACTTCTATGAGCTCTCTTGTAATCCTGTTCTGAAACAGTTGTTACACGATTACCTATACTCATCTCCTTCCCCTTAATAGAGTCTCTAATCTTGTAGCTCTCAGCACCATTACCAAATGAATAGCAGTTAGCAAAATTCAAATTAAATATACCATCAACAGATGAGGTTTGATTGGTATCTCCTGTAATGTTAGACTCGTGAAAACCTAATGCAGATACAGGGTATGAGTCCTGACCTTCATACCAAACATCAGGTAAAGACTCTGATGGCTCAGTTTCAAATATAACAGTACCGTCAGATAATATAATCTTAAAAGATGCTTTTATCTTAGCCCTACCGCTTGAACTATAGCTACTTGATGGACAAGCATCAAACCCTCTAATTAAAAACTTTATTTCATTAAGAGTGGCAGAGTCAGTACTTTTAAACCAAGCAAAGTTTACTTTGGTATTACCTGATGTAGTAGTACCATTCCTCCAATTCGTAATATTTGTTTGTTCTTGAGTATCGTAATCAAAAGAAATTCCGCTACTAGTATTTGCAGATGAGAACGTAGAAGCTATATTGTCACCGTTAAACCAATCAATAATATCATCATAGTTATCTGAAGCTGTAAATGTTCTATTAAATTTAAAGTAAAGATAATCACAAGATTGAGTAAAGTTAGTAGACGCATTCCTATATAAATTAAGATTCATCTCTATTGAAGAACCTTGAGGTATAGCGTAATTACTAAACGTATTATTTGCTATACTCTCTTCAAAGTTTTTATAATCTAAAAAAGTAGGTGCTGCGTTAACTGAAGATGGTGATTCTTGCGAACCGGGATTTACATAACTATTCTCCTCAAGACTTGTAGAAAAATTAGAAGGTTGTATTTTCATATACGTACCTGCAGGTAGCGTTACATTAGGGTCGGTTGTTATTATATCTCCTTCAGCTAAAGTAACCTTCTCAAGAACGGTTGCGTATAAGCAACTATCTGAAGGGCCTGATGCTGACCTTTTTACAATATATCTATCACCCTCTTCAACCTTAGCTATGTTTTCTCCTTCTAATTTAAAATAGGTAAAACTTGTACCCGCTTCCTCAAAGTATAATTGAGAGTATATAGTCTCGTAATCTTCACCATCAGGTTTTATTACAAACTTAAATCTTTTAGCAAAATCAGGAGCTATTTGAGATGTAGGCATTGTAAGTTTAATAGTATTTTTATTTATACTATTAGCACACGGTATGTATATATTGTTGTTATTACTAACTAAAGCTGTTGAAGCTCTATTAAACTCATCCATATAAACAATACCAACTTCATATCCTCTATTGCTATGTAAACTTAAAGAGCTGCCTATTTCTGAATACGAGAAGTCAATGTTTGTTAAATTAAAAAGCTCGTAAACTGTATTGGATGTTGATGGAGCCGAAGTATCTGTAGTATAACCCATAGTTATAACAGATAAATTTAAAACAAATGAACCTGTGGATGCAGTAACTAATATAGGTTCTCCTGCCGTAGCTATACCGCTTTCAAATTTATTGTATGAACCTATTTCAGTTAGTAATGAATCGTTTATTATATCTGTAAAAGTAGAACCTGTCCCTGAAAGAGCTACTGTTTTAATATTACTTGCCGTACCCATTTTCTCTTGAAAATCAATACTATTAACTAACTCAGATACGCTATTAAAATCTTGTAAAAGAGTATAATTAAACGCAACTGTAGTAGGAGGGTTTATACTTGTGGGAATAGGGGCACTCGGAGTTGAAGGCTCCCAATCATCGTGTTCAATTGTAAAGCTAAGTGTAAGATTACCTCCTGCTTTTAATTCTGTTATTTCACTAAGATTTACTTCTACTCTACCACTAGACTCTTCTGCGTTTGCTAAAATATATTCTTGCCCGTCTAAAGGAACATCAAAAGTAGTTATTGGTGTAAGCCCAAACGACTTACTAATTGACTCAATATAATAATCAAATTTAGTTTTTACACCATCACGCTTTAAATCATACCCGTCAACATAATTACCATACATAAGTCTATTTCCCATAAGGGTCTGACTTTTAGCTAATAAAGGTACATTATCGTAAAGTCTTAATATCTCACCACTTGAAAGTATCGTAAATATTTTACTGTCTTCAAAAGTATATTGTTGGTCTGTATTATTAGGAAGCGTAGTTGCATCTATAGATTCAATTACTTTTATAATATTAGATGATGATTCTTTAAATAATATCTCTACCTCAACAACCTCACTACCTCCTGTGTTATACGTAAGAGTAGCTCCGTTTTTTGAGTTGACCATCCCTTCATTTAAAAAGTTATCTGAAGATAGTGAAAATGGTTGAGGAACAAAACTAGGGTTTGTGAATTGAGACGTGGCTGAGTACTCGTTGTTTTTATATTTATACCTATAAGAAAAACAGATAAACCTTTCTTGCATAAACGTATCTAAAGAACCTGTAACTGTATTTATAACAGATGGAGCATATGACGGTGGTTTAACTACAACAAGAATATCATTGTAGTGAAAGTTATCCACCCCACCAATACTCGCAGGGTAAGCATACGAATCGTTTACATTAATTTTTCTAGGAGGGTTGTAGTTATCTGTAAAAAATAATAAATCACCAATTTTATTTACATTAGATATAAGATGTGATGGACTAAAGTTTAAGGTAGTATTAGTCGTGTCTTCAGAGTTCTTAAAACTTTTTACGTGGTATCTTAAGTTAAATGTTTTAGTGTTAAATGATACTATTAAATCAGCCTTACCTGTAGATGTCGATGTAGAATTGCTGTCGTGTATAAACCAATATATAGTTTCATTTACACCATCTTCAAAAGCTCCTATACATCGAGCGTTTGAACTAAGATTATAAGTGGTAGAACCGAAAATACCTAGATTTACTGAAGTTAAAATAGTGTTACCCTTTGAGTTTTCTACAGAACCAATCTCCGAATCCTCAGTAGAACCAAGGCGTACGTTCATTGCATCAATATACTGACCGTTAGGCACAAGTCTCTCGTCAAGCGACTTGTTCATCTTACCCGCTATAAAATTTCTTTTACTATTAGCCATACTACTTAATCCACTTGTTTTGTCCTCTTAGATTCATAAGCAATCTACCCGGATGTATGTTACTGATTCTTATCTTTGCATTACGTAGAAGCGATGACTTCTTTTTTCTTGCTCTATTTACAATATACTCCTGAACGCCTAACTTACTATCTAAGATAGAGTATTGGATGTATGCGTACACGTACTCCTCAAACAATTTATTAACTGTTATAAGTGAGTTGTCACCACCCTCCATACCATCAGATACATACTCTACTATAACACTCTTACCTGACATCGTAGAATCAAAATTAATAACCCCTGCCTTCGAATCTATTCTAAAGGTAGGGTTAGCATTAGCCGTCTCCGTATTAAGACCGTAGCGAGCTCCTATTGCAAAATCAAAGTACCACATACCATCACAGCAATAACCTTCTGCGTTGTTGTATGCGCTATTCTCATTCAAGTATATCGTCTTCTTAGTACCTGTAATTCTATCAACGTCAATTGGTGAAAACTCAGGCTTTAATACACTGCCCGATTCGTCAAATAATATCTTAGCATTATTATCTTGCAAGTATGCTTGTGCTGATGTTAACTGAATATTCTCAGTCATTGGATATAGTACACCATTCTCATACAGAGAAACACGAACCCAATTAACATAGTCTGAAGGCAACACGAATCGTACTGCATCATTCACTGTAAGTTGAAGGGTTTTAATCTCCTTAAACGCATCGTAGTTAAGCTCCTGCACTGCACGCTTAGCGTGAAATAGAATCTTAAATCGGTCCTCGTTATTCACTAGAGAGTGGTTTCCTTGATACATCAACATAAAGTTGTTGACTATATCCTTTAGACTAACGTATTGGTATGAACCCCAATTAGCATCCTCAGGATTTGCTCCTGAATTTTCGTAGTATTGATACTGAGATATATATGCCATTATTGTTGTAAGTTATTTTGTTGTTCTTCTCCCTGTGCGTACTGCACCACCATCGCTTCACGTATCTCAACACCTGCGTACTGACATATCTTTACAACCAAATCATTTAGGTTGTCAAGCGGTAGCTCAAAGTCTTGATAATCACTTGCAGATGGATTGAATACAGGACCTTGCGCTTGTAAAGCTATACTATAAGTCCATTTAGGTGTTAAAGGGTATCTAACGTACTGAGCTGATATATCGTTAGCACCATTAAATGTACTAGGATAAATTGTCATTACAGAGCCTTCAGTCGTGTATGCAGGAAAATCAACGCTAGGTGCTGTAAGTAATGAAGCGTTAAGCATTGTAATCTTTGACTGACTAACCCTTTCAGCTTCTCCTTTAAACGCACCACCACTTGAACAAAGTACCTTATTGATTAAGTAATAATCTGAAGGCATTGTGTATGTATTAGTAGCAACTTGAACTAACGAAGCTGTCTTTGAAAATAAATCAATAGTCTCTTGTATTCCTTTAGATAAGTTAGCATACTCAGTTCCTGACCTACGTGCATTCTCTAAGTTAAGCTGTGTGTTGTATTGGTAAAAACAATCCTCAAATATCTCTAACTGTGCTTGTTGTGCATACAGGTTAAAGTCTGATGGGGAAAGGTATCCATAGTTATTCTTATTAAGTATAGCAAGGACTGTATTTCTTACTGCATTTATCATCTTAAAATCTTTTCACAAATATACGCAAAAAAAAAGAGCCCTATAAAAGAGCTCTTTAGTAGTTTGTTTGCTTGCTGTATTAGCTTGCAACTATATCAGTTATAAGCACCGGAGGAGTTATCTCTAAGACCTCAGCAGTATTATTGCTATTCGCTAAACGAATGATACTGTCTTGGAAGAAGTTTCTCATCTGCACTCTTGAAGATGCGGATGCACCTGCGTAAGTTATAGTAAGATTGTCAGCTCCATCAGTAAGTCCGTTGTTTATTACAACAGTATTGTCTGTTGGTGCACTTACCATTGATACATTATCAACTCCGATAAGCTTTGGTTGGTTCACAACCTCTTGAACTGATGCAGAGTCAAGGGTTATTTCATAATCCTCACTATCGTTAAGGGTACTAAGAACAAAAACCGTTTGGTATGATGTCGTTTTAAACCTAAACTCATTCTCACCGAGCTTTAAATCTTTAAGTTCAATAAAGCTTGTACCCGTCCATACTCTAAAGTTTATACCCTCAGTAAAAGAGAGTACATTAAATTTTAACAAAACTTCAGTACCTGAAGAGTATGCGCTAGTATTACCATATACTTTAGTATCCTGCCCGGTCATAGTCAGGTTGCTATTACTAAAGGTAATTCCTTCTTGAGCTTCACCCTGTGGCCTTTCCCACCCATAAGCAAACTGATTGGTTGCTTGTAATGATATACCTGCGTAGTTTGTTTGTTTAGAACCAAGTCTATCGCCTGCGTAAAATGAAATAAGTGTGTTATTAGAGAGGGCAGTAAAAACAAAATCAACCGAGCCGCCTGTAGTATCAACATTAAATGAAACTACTCCTATAGAATTATTAGCTAAATCACCTGTAACGCTGTCAATCTTAAGCCTGTACTCAGCACCTGCAATTGTAGGAACTACTAAAATAACAGCTTGATTTGTTGCACTAGATACACACTCTAGAATATTTGACTCAACATTTGCAGATGATAAAGTAGAAGATAGCCATTGTGAAGACACAGTAGTTACAGCAGTACCGTCAGCTATAGCTGTAAAATTACCGTTACTTACACGTTCAACAATACCTGTTTCTTTAACAGACACATTATCAAACTCCATATATTCTCCTGATACAACTGTTCCATTTTTTATTAATAAATACAAGTCTTGAGTTGCAGTTGCAGTAAAAATGTAACTATGAATCCCATTTGTTTGAAACTTAGTTCCACCCAAAACATCACCTGTATTAAATGTTGTTCCTAAAAAAAGTTGAGATTGTGCATTTGAAGACGTTCCTTGAAAACTTTCATATTTTATCTCATACGTTTTACCTGAAACTACTGATAACGTAGGTGCTCCATTAATAGATGTAAATCCTGCAGCAGTTCCATCTCCATTTGTTACACGGATTTTATCATTAACAATACTTAATTCTACTGCAGGGTCATTGCCGGCCCAACCCGATAACCCTGATGAGAAATCACCGTTTGTTACCAATTCAGGACCGTACTCCTCAAAAGAACCATTACTCAGGACCTCAGGTCCCAAGTATGATTTATTTAGTTTTAAAAAATTTGCCATCTTATGAAAGTGTTATTGCTATTGTTACCAATAGTTGATTATATTTATGGTCTCTAAACTCATTAAGAGGAATGTCTAACCTACTAGCTGTTGCTGACTGAGAATTTAATCTCTGAACAAACCTCTCAATCACGTCAGCCACAAAGTACGTGTTGACCGCATCGTTAAGTTGTGTTAGAGTTACCTTGTCAGCCTGAGGACCTGCAGCAAACCAAAATGATGATTGGATAGGTACACTCGTAGCTTCGTCATACTCAGACATAATGTAGTTATCTATCCGAAGAATCTGATTCCCTCTTGTATCACCATTAGGTGCAAATATAAAAAACGCATCTCCTGCATCTGAAAGAATATCGTTAGATAATAACAACGTGTTATTGTCAAGCACTTGCAAAACAACAGCCTCGGTATCATCGTCAGAGTTAAACACTACATCACCAACCTTACATTGCTTTAAGAAATCACCACTTACTACCTGTAGATAGTTGTACTGAACCTCTTTAACTGTAATACCACTTAATGTAAATGTTAAAGCGTTAGTCCCTGAAACGAATCTTAAATCAGGAGATGTGCTTTGGTCTTCATCATAAACAGAGTTAAACAAGTTACTACCATTAGTACTCCTAAACTTTAAGTCAGTTCCAACCTGACCAAATGCCCCTGTACTACTAATACCTGCAGTGTTTGCTTGACTCATATTAGATAAGGTAAATCCTACTTGATATGACTTACCGTCTACAAGCTGTGAAGTTACATTAGGTACTAAATAGTCAGTACTAGTAGCCACACCTCTAGAAGCTGACGAACCATTTAAAGTCCAACCATTTCCTGCGGTAAAGTTTGCAGGAATATAATCACTAGAAACTATCTCCTTACCTAAAACATACGGTACTTCTTTTACGGATACATTCGAAATAGAACCTGCAAAAGTGCCATCAGATGCTCTTAAATTTAATATATCATAATTTCCACTAGCATTAACAACTTCTGTATATGTACCATCTACACTTCTTGCAGTTGTGTCTAAAACACCATCTCCTCCTAATCTAATTAAAAATGAACCTGCTGAAACATCTAAAGTATATGTAATAATATATCTTTTACCACTTACAAAAGAGACATCTTGAGATGCACTTGTAGTCCCACTTTGAGCAGTTCTAGTTATTCTATTGTTTACTTCATCTATATCCCAACCTGCACCCTCTGTCCAATCAGAATTAGTTGCAAAATCTCCATTAGTAACCAACTCCGGTGACCCGTAGGTTGGAGTGACTGTCGTACCGCTTGCCACCTGAAGTGGTATTCCTAAATACTTTGCCATAGGCTTAAGTCTAAGTTATTTATAAATTTAACCATCTTCTTTTTTTTGTTTTAACTACATAAATGATTAATAATGTCACAAAGATAGCAAAAAAAAAGGAAGCATTTCTGCCTCCCTTTCACTACTTAGTCTCTGCGACTTTTTCTAGAAATTCTAGAACGTCTAGACCATCATCACTTTGTAAGTAAGATGAGACCACATATAACGGGTCCTCTCCAAACGGAATAACAAGCATCCGTTTTTTATTAGTAGGAGTGTTAAAGAACACTTCCTTCTTATTCTTTCTAAAAGCTAACACGCCTTTATCAAAGAATGATTGTACCATTGAGTCAATATGTAAAGATGAATCTCCTACAACCTGCAAGAATGCCGCAGGGTTCTGCTTAGCAAATAATAAAATATCTCTACGAAGCTCAGATGATGTAATTGTACTAGGGTCAGTACCAAACGCTACACGAGTAACCGCTTCTATTTGGTCTATGTTTAACTCACGAGCTGCAATCAACGCATCAGCTTCTAAGTTTAAATCCTCTAGTACTTCAGAAGCCTCTTTGGTTTTATCAACTAAAGAATACTTAACATCCTTTGCAGGGTGTAAATCTAAAAACTTCTGTAATACTTGGTTTGATTTTGGAACCGTTAAAAACCCATCCTCAAATACAATTGGCTCTAGTATTGCGTTGCCATCTTGCTCGTCCTCGAATGGACTCTGTTGGTTTCTTGCGTATCGAAGTGCTCTTTGCTCTCCCTTCTCCTCATCAAACCATAGTAATGGGAATCTTCTTGAATTTCTTGAAGCAAGCATAAACGATAAAGGTGCGTCTTGACCTAATAGCTTGTACTGCTTATCTACGTACTCTACTGTTTTTTTCATTTGAATTTAATTAGAATTTAAAAAATAGTTGTCACAAATATTTGCTAAATTTGTGACAAAATACAAAAGTAAAAGGAGTCTGTTCGAACAGACTCCCTTTATAATCTACTACTCTTGGAATAAGAAGAAGTTGTTTGCACCTAAAGTACATACAGCTCTCTCAGACAAGAAGTTAACCTCCATTGCATCCAAGTCAGAAGTAGCTGCGCCACCTGCTGAACCTGTAATCCAAGTCTTGTAACGTCTGTCTTCAGTTTGTGAAGCTCTGTAACGTACGTGTAAGAAAGGACGCTTAGCGTTCTTACCTAAGATTTGGTCATACACTGAAGTTGAACCTGCAGGCACTAATAACCCATTGATTCGACCTGAACCCGGACCTGTTGGTAAGCCACCACGCATAGTTGGGTCATTTAAGTATTTCCAATCAGACTTGTAGAAGTCATAACCTCTTCGGAATCCTGTGAATCCTAAGTTTAACGCCATCTCTTGGTCATTATCAAACAAACCATATGAAGTACCACCTGCTCCGTAAGAGTTTTGTGCTGCTAACATATCGTCAATGTCAAATCCAAACTGACGGTCAACGAAGATTACATTCTCCTCAATCGCACCTTGCTTATCAAGACGTTGAATAATTGAATCAAAGTCACCTAATATGTTAGGGTTACCACCTGACCATACGTTACCACGTTGACTTACAGAGTAGAATACACCTTCAGAACCTGCGTTTACTGTACCTGCTGCACTTGCTGAAGATAAAGCTGCTTCTGCACCTGAACCTGTAGCTGCAGGAACTGCTTCCAACATAGCTGTCTCTAAGTAATCATCAAAACGTAAACGAGTTTCGTGCTCTGACTTCAAGTACCAAAGGTAACCTGTAGCACCGTTCTCAGTAGTTACTTCAACCCATCCAATCTGAGCCATATCAGAACCTGACACTGCGTACTTATCTTTTAAGATAATTGGCTTGTTTTCAAAGAATACGTCATCAGCTTCTAAAGAACCTACCATTCCTGCTGAACCTTTCTTAAATTCAGAACCGTAAACAAACATTGTGTACTTATCTGCAGTAACACCTGTGTGATTTGACCCATAGTACGCCAACTCTATTTGGTTTGCATTTAATCCTCCTGCTACACCTACTTTTGTAACTAAGGCTTTAAGGTTTGCTCCACCTGTATTTTTAGTCAACATAACTGTTTGACCTACACGTATAGCAATAGTACCCGTACCCGGAGATAAATTGTCTCCAATAGTCCAAACTGCTGATGATGCAACACCTGCTGCACACGCAACGTCAACATACTTAGTGTGTAATCTTCCTTGCTCAGCCCATTTGATAAGGTCAGAGTTAGAAGGCATCTCTGCTCCTACTAAACGTAAGAAAGATGCTACGGTACGATTTCCGTAACGCTCAAATTCCTTCTCATAAGTATCAGGTAGATACTGATTTAAGAAGTTAAAATCTGTAATATAGTTACTCTGTAATGCAACTTGCTCCGCACTCGGCTGTAATGCCGGTTGCCCTGCAGCTCCTGTAATAGCTCCTGCCATTTTTTCTAATTTTTAAAATTTATGTTCTTTTAATACTTCTAATCTTTAAACCACGACCTGAATCATTATTTAAAGATTTAAACTGTGTCCCTGATTTAGACGATACCTCAGGTGTGTTACGAGTTGTCATATTGATGTTCTTAGTCTTCCTCATCACATCCTCTGTGGCATTTGCCTTACCCTGCTCATAAAAATATTGAGCAAACTTTTCAGGATTCATTGCAACTGCTAACGCTTTATGGTATCCTACAGCGTCCTTCATAAGCCCGTTTTCATCTAAGTACTTGTTAACAAAGTTCATAGGTGATAACTGTGACTTCTTAGTTTCTTCTGCACTACCCGGACTATACGTAACTTTATTTTCTCCAATATTGAACTCAAAACCTTTGAACTCATTGTTAAAAACTTCATCAGTCTTCTGCATAAACCACTCAGACTTTCGTTTAGTTTCCTCTTGCTGCGTTGCAGCTTCGTTTAAATATTGCTTGTAAGCATTGTACTGCTCCTTCTCACTCTCAGAGATAGCTTCCGGCCTTGACTCAAGGGGTTGCTTGTATTTCTCTTGCTGCTCAATAAAGTAGTTTTTAGCTTTAGCAATAGCTTTCTTCTTTGCTACTTTGACTTTCTTAATATCCGACTCGTCATCTAAGTCTGCATCGTAGGAGTACTCATCCATTAATGACTGTATATCGTCATCATCAAGAGCTGTCTCCGTAGCCTTAAGGTAGTCACGTAGCAAAGCATCAGGATTCGCTTCATCAAAATTACGTTGTAACTTAACGTAATCACTTATCCCACGTCCTGTTTCTTTTTTATATTTAAAATAAGCAGCAACATCTTCAGGTAGCTCTTCTTGAGATTCTCTCTCAGCAAAAAGCTCATCCATTGATGAAATCTCCTTATTGTATCTATTCTTAATATGTGAAAGAACTTGCTCTTCAGTTAAGCCTTCGGGTTCAGTAGTCTCTACTACCTGCTCAACAACTTCTTCTTTAGGTGTTGAGTCCTCAAACTGCTCTTCGTGCTTTTCTAATAATTCTTCTTCGACTTGTGCTATAGATTTTTCTTCTATACCGTCTACTGCTCTTACTTTTAATTCCATTTGATTTGATTTTATGCAAAGTTAAACAATTAATTGATACGATTTAAGCGTATTTAGATGTGACCTTTCCCGCCTTGGTATTAGACACAAACTGCTTTGTTCGTCCGCTTTTCTTTTTCTTTTTTGCTGTAGCTGCTCGCTCTGACTTAGACATACTCTTAGCCTTAGCTAGAGGTAAACACCTGTCAGGGTTTTTCTTATTCTTACTAGTACCGCAGGCTCCCTTAATAGAACCATCGGTTCCAATACGAACCCACTTCTCGTCTCTCCACTTCTTTAACTCACCCATTACTTTGATTTTTTAGCGTAATTAGGGTCCTTGCAATATTTACTCGCAGCCATATTTGCATACGCTGACGGGTACCTATCGAATGTTCTTTTAGCCCAAGCTATTCCTGCAGGGCATATCTTATTTCCTTTTGTTCTTCCTTTTGTAGCCATATCTATCTAGGTGAAAATTCAGACAAATCAAAACCATCTAAGCTATCCTCGTTAGACTCAAACTTCATAGGAGGAAGGTTATTTTTTCTCTGACTTATTAACTTACTTTGTTCTGTATTTTGTTGGCTTATACGAGCACTCTTAGCTTCTTCACGTTGAGTCTCTCTACTTTGCAGTGCATTCTCAGATATATCTCTAAGACGCATATTAAAGTCAAACTCTTTATCCATAAGCGTAGCCTTAAGCTGTGCCTCGTTATTCATCTTCTGAATATCAAATGCAACCTCCGCCTGTTTAATCTGCATCTTGGCTTGAGTCTCAGCCTGTATCTTTTGCATAGCTGTTTGAGCTGCAAGCTGCTGTGACTTAATCTGCTGCTGAGCTGTAACAGCCTGCTTCTGCATAGCCATCTTTTCATCACGCTCTTGTTTCTTAATACGCTTAACTTTAAGAAGTTGATTAGCAACTTTAAGATTTCTAAGCTCTCTAATATCAATTGCATCCTCTAGGTTTATATCACCCTTAGATAGAGCCATCTGTATATTCTGCTCTAACTGTGCTCTTTCCTCTTCATCAGGAGAAACCTCTATAAATATCCCGAAATCATATATATATAAATCGTTAATCTCATTAAGGATACCTACGTTATATTTTCCTATCTGATTAGCAAACTCATCTTTAAAATCTGCGTACTGCAAAATATCAGATACTCTATACGTTAAGGCTTGAGCTAAACTTCTGTACATAAATAAACTTGCATCTAGTATATGCCTTGTAGCTGTGTTTGAATTTAAAGCAGCTAACTTCTGCACGCCAACCAATGAGTTTGGGTCAGGAGTAGAACCATCTCTAGCTTCATTTAATCCTGTCACCGCACGTATCATTCCTAAGTAATGGTTATAGTTTCCTATAAGCATCTGAGTTTTACTAGCTCCCGAGTTTGATGTAAGCTGTTGAATAGGAACCTTACCTTGATTGTATTCACCATCCTGCGTGTAACTTCTACCTATCACACTACCTGTTTGGAAGTACAATCGTAAAGCATCTTCAGGGTTATAAGCATTACCTGTACCTAAATCAACCTCGTTTAATCCGTCCGCATCTATATAAACACCGTCAGGTACAACCTTAGATATAACCTGCTGCAGTTTTAAGTGAGTCATCTGAATTAAATCAGCAAAAGGAATCATCCTTCTAACTAACGACTCAATCACACCCTTATACATTCTTGGTGCTACAGCTACATAGTTTGGTATAGCGTGCTGACTAGCCGACTTAGGTCGAACCATATTCTCAGCAAGCTCCCACTTTAATATAATGTTAGTACCCATAACCATAACGCCATCGTACCATACATCAATAGTCTTCTCAACCTTCTCAAACTTACCCTCATCCATCATCTCTTGTGGTGGATTGAATTGGTCATCCTTCTCAATCATCTTAGAACCACCATTATCGTACACCTTCTTTTTGTATACAATCTTTTTTGTGGTCTTGTAATTAAAGTATAATAACGTAGCTGAATCCCTAGAGAATATATTGTTTTGGAACATCTGCGCTGAGTTGTAGTAATCGTACCAACTCTGACTATACTTTGATATTTTCTGCAAGTCATCGTTAGTAAGTGAAGGGTCAATCTTCATCAGCTCTATTATAGGTAGAGTCTTTATCTCTCCCCAATAGAAACAATCTTTAAAGTGAGGGTCTTCAGTATAGCTGTAAACTACATTTGCAGGGTCTACATAACTAACCTTTACTCCCGAGCCCGGAAGGAACTCGTGCTTTGCTACGCCAATACCAATAACAGTAAGGTCGTAGTCAAATCTTTTACGTAGGTCAACGTATTCATTCTCAGCAAACAAAGTATTTATAGCTTCCTCTTCTGCTATCTCAATAGCAGGTTTGTAGTTAAGATTCATATACAACGAAAGCTCCTCGTCATTTTCAGGCAAATCATCAGGGTCCATAGTAAATGGATTCATTCCTGTATTCTCCTGTATAGTTGTAAGAACATCCTTGGCAGCCATCTGCCCTTGTATCATATCTTGAAACTTACTTCGCTTGTCTTGAGACATAGCATCCTCAGCATACGCACTAACCTTAAATAATCTGTCAGACATTCCATTAACAACGATGTCTACAAACTTAGGAAGTATAGGTACGGGTGTCCAATCTAAATTAAGGTAAGATAAATCACCATCTACAGCAAGCTCATTTTTATACTTAGCAATCGACTGCTCGCCTCTTGCGTATAAACGTAGCCTCCTAAAGTCTCTTTGTTGGTCGTAGAACTTACAGTTATTAGAATCCTTCTTAAACCATTCATACTGAATAGCTTGACCTATCTGTAATCCAAACTCATCCGTAGCTTTTTCAGCATCAGAAACAAATTGACTAGGAAATCCTGCAGCCGTAATATTTATATTTACCTCTTTCATCTATCTTAATAATTCACTGATTGACCCCTTGTTGTTATATCTCCCAAAGGTAATACTTATTTTTGACTCTTTTTGTTCCGGAAGGTAGGTGTGCTTTTGGTTTGCCATTATAGCTAGGCCTGAACTTATAGAAGCATCAAACTTAGTTCTGTTATTAATATCAAACCTAGCCCAATCTTCTAGCGTAGAAGCAAAAGGCATAGTACCCATCTCGTCCGAATCTCTGTAGTTACTGTTCATATCTAGTCCGATATGCTTTTCAATGTAAGACTCAATTGCGGATGCGTGAGACTGCTTAACATCCTCAGATGAGTTAGGTATCCCTCCCAACTCTTTCTCTGTCTTAGAGAGCTTGTTAAACTGCTTGTCAGGTCTATTCATTGAGTACCCTCTGTAACCTCTGTTCTTGAAGTGGTATAAAAGCCTAGGCTTATTATTCTCACACAAGATTGGCATACCATAAAATATACAGGCCATAAGCACTTCCTCGAAAAATATCTCAGCCGTCTGAGGCCTTGCGATATACTCTAAGAAAAACTCACTACTTGGAGCCTCGTCCATATTAAACTTAGTAAGCCCGTGCAAAGAACCGTTAGAACCTTTACCTCCAACAGTACCTGATATGTCGTATGAGTCACACCCAAATGACCCGATGTGCTCATTCCCCGGGTACTTCATACCCCTTTTTGTTACGATATTATTCTGTAGATTTTTATTCGGAACCCAACTAACCAAAAACCTACCACGAGAGTCAGGGCTAAATACAACTTGAGTATCCTTCTGACCATCCTTCCAATGAAACGAACCACGAGTTACGTGATGCTCCATTATTAGTGAGTCATTGTAATCTATCTGTTGGTATATCTTAGTTAGGTTAAATAAAGATGATTTACTTTCATCTCTAAATGCGTGCGACTCTGTGCGAGGGAATTGTCTGTAAAATTCATTTAACGCATCAGCGTCACTCTTTAAAGAGTCAACCTCTGCAGTCCAATAATCAACAGCCCCATTACTTATCATTTCTCCATCTACTCCCTCAATTGGTTTAGAAGGTTTTTTAAATACAGGCATTCCGTATCTATCAATAAAGCCCTCCATATTCCATTCCATAGGAATAAATAATGCATACATTCCACTTTTAGTCTGTCCGTTTGCATTTCTACTCTCTACATTTGAATCCTCGTATAGCTTCTTGAAGTTATTACCACCCTTAGATAATGCATTTGAGGTTGACCCCATCATACACTTACCTATAATCTTACTACCCAAACGTAGACAGGTCTTTGTAACACGCCAATTGTTTAGTATGTTATTTGGTTTAATCCACTTCCCACTCTCATCGTGTACTAGGAGTAATAGCTTCTCACCATCATACGAGTTGTCATCTGTGTTCTTCCAATCTATTGTAGTATCCAAGCCTTCAAGCTCTTCCGCTTCAACGTCATACATATTCTTCTTTGTAATCTTAGATGCAGGAATCCTAAAGGCTAACTCAGTCTTTGGCTTATCCATACCATCCATAATAGGTTTAAAGAAGAAAGGAAGTCTACCGTTTATAGGAACTACCTTGTCTGTAAACATCTTTTTAGCATCCGAACCCGTCTTAGATAGTATCCCTACCCTAGAGTCTTTTGCTAACGTACCTGTATTAACAGCTTCCGATGAACCCATAAAAGAAAACCCTGAACGTCTTATCTTTAGATAGGTCATTCCAAACGAACGCTTATCAGCTTTACACGCTTCCCAAAAAATAAAAAAGATTCTGTTAGCCTCACGATAGTCAGGATAACCAACATCAATACTAGTCCATTGAAGATACATATAATGAGAACCTGTGATATACGTAGGTTCTCCTTTATTCATAAACCAATAACCGTCTTCCCTTCTGTCAAACTCAGTCTCAATGTAATCAATCCACCTATCCTTAAAGACAGCAGGCATCTCATTCCATTGGAATATTGAGTTTATCTTTTGTAATTCTTTCGGGAACTCTGCTCGCTCCCAATACTGAAGCGATTTAGTCTTGTGTCTTTGCGGGGTTATCTCAGGTCTTAATGGTAGTCCTATCTTTAATCCTGATATCTCTACCACTTCTCCTATCTGCCCGGTCTTAGATATATTTATAAAGTCGTATTGCTCGTTGTAACCATACAACCAACTTCTTCCGTTATTTTTTTTCTTTAACGGTCCTTTAGGTATGTAGCCATCGACTACTCTGTATAAGTTATTTTGACCTTCGTTCTGCAAATCCTTGTTTGGTGTCTGTTCTTTTTGGTCCCTGAGCTTCTATCTTTAAATTATCTTGCTCGCTATCAATGCGCTTAAGTATCTCAAACGCATCGAATATAGATAGCTTCTTTGATGCAGCCGCATTCTTTAACTTGTCTGCAGCTAAATCATCTTCAGGGTCAGGCTTTATAATATCCTCCTTAGCAACCTTTATCAGTTGCTTCACAGCTTTATATCCTGCCTCTATAATTTCTTTTCTTAACTCTGTAGAATCCATACTAAGCCTTCATAGTTATCTGATGGTCAAATACTCTGTAGAGAACCTCGTCATCAATTGTAAACTCATACTCGCTATCAGGCGTAAAGAAAACTCTATCACCATCCTGCACGCCTTTAGATTTTAGATAATCATTCGAGTACACCATATCACCCATAAGAGGTTCGTACTTACAGGCCTTGTCCATAAAGCTGTCTAACTTATCTATAGGTTTTACAAAACAAAATCTATCGTGACTATTCCAACGTCCGTCTCTTTTGTATAAGTAAAATTGGTCATTATCTACAAAGAATAAATCATCCTTGAAATAACTCTTACCACTTTTACGTCTACCCTTAATATCGTTGTAGAACTTAAATACGTTATGGTGAACTAAAAGAACATCACCTATACTTACAGGTCCTTTATATCCTACAGGAGTCTCAACCACCGTAGCCTGCCTATTAGAAAACTTGTGCTCTTCCTCTGAAGTATTGACGATAAACTCCATACCACCAATAGTCTTGGTGTTCGAGTATCGTTTACCCTCAATAGGTCTTACTATGAAATTAAATGGGGACTTCATTAAGAGCCGCACGCTTCACAGTCCTCGTCATCTATACTGCAAGCCTCGGGCTGTTCTTTTTCTTCTAGGTCAACTATCCAAGAATCTAAAGTATCCTTCTTAGATTTGTCTGCTCTTTTTGCAGAGTCTTTTATAAAATCGTCATCGTAACTCATACTAGAAATTTATATTGTATTCGATTGAAATTGGTATACTAGAGTTAAACTCTTTCCACAAAACTATAACATCCTCACGTTGAATCCAAATCTTATACGATATAGATTCTTTATCGTACTGTATAAGGTGTATCTTGTGTGATGCTCCTAGAATTTCCTGACCAACTAAGTAGTGCATTGCACCTGACTTGTAGTCCGGTCCAACAGATATTTTTCTAATATCCATAATTACTAAGAGGTTGTAAGAGTTCTAAAAACAGTAATATTAGCAGAAGGTACTTGGTCAAGCTGTACTTGGCTTTGAGAAACCAACCCCATATTTGAAGAGTTTGTAATCATTTTAAAAGTCAATACATCTGAGGCTGAAGCCTCAAACATAAAACTCATATTGATAGACTCTCCCCCGCCAATACCCTCATTTGCAGGATAATATTGAGTATCCCTAATAGTACGCATTATTTGAGTTCCATTTTTAAAAACACCAAAAGATATTTGCATCATTCCCGAAGGGTTAGTAGCTGTTACTAGTCCTTTATTTACAGCATAATCAATATAATAAACTCCTGCAGTATTGAAAGTTAAATCACCTGAGTTGCTCAAAGAAGTATTAGTGCCATCCACTCCCGAAACTCCAAAGGTAATTTGTTTAAGAGTATTTAGAGAAGGAGGTTGTTGGGAGTTAAGACTAGCAGCAGTTAGGTCTTGTGTAAAACCTATAGGACCTACCACTAATCCTATTACATCACCAACCGTAAAGTTTTTTGTAGCTGAGTTATCATTAGCATCAGTACCTATTAGCCTGTCTGTTAATGCAGGTGCTGTTGTTGAATACGAACTTATCTTTGGCATAACTATTTTTTTTCAGGTGGCTTTATCTCTCCTGTCTCAATATTGATGACAGAATCCTTACCGTATTTATCTATTAACTTTCTTTCTTCTTGTGCTGACTGCTCCTTAAGAGCTGACATTTTTCCTATAAGAGCGTGCTGCTGTAGGACTGTTTCACCTAACTGCATCTTGCACTTATTAAATTCTTTTAATGAGCCTTGAAGAGACTCTAGCTCTTCACTTGTTAAATTTGCCATTTGATTAGATTTAGTTTCCTACAAAGATAGGAAATTATTTCTTAGACGAGCCGCCAAAGAAAAAGTCAATAATCGTATTCACCTTACTAGACATTGCTCCAAAGACTGTGCTTATAAATCCTATCTCATAATCAGACAACTCAAGCGTGTTCATTACAAAATACTTAAACATCGTGTATGATAAAAAGAAATAAGCTGCTGTAAAAATAATAGCAAGAACCTTTTGTATTATGCTGTCATCAGCAAATAAATTACGTGCACTCTTTCTATCCTCTACTTCTAAAGCATACATTTCTTTTTCGTGGTCTTGAACAACCTCTTCAAACTTTTGCTTTAAAGCTAATCGTTCTTCATCCGTAGTAACAACCTCATCTATAATTTCAGAAGCCTGCCCTACCAATTTACCTAATATATTTTTAAACATCTGCATATCTGTATTTAGTATCTCCACCCTTATCTTTATAGGCTTCGAGTACTTGGTTTCTATTGTCTTCTTTTTTTAAGGATATATGTATCCAAGCGAAGTCAAACTCGTTTATCATTTGGTCAAACTCTATACCTGAATCTAAAATCCATTCATAGATAAGCTCGTTCATCATTTTTCCGTTTTGCCAAAACTGCAGGTCCAATGCCTCACCTTTGCAATGCTGCGAAGAACGACTACCCCCAATAGCACGATTGAGTTCCGGGTTGCGATAACCACTACTGACCCTGATAGGACCAACAGCGTCACGAAGAGGCTGTATAAGATTGTCCACAAGGTACTGCATATTCTGTAGGTGCGTTTCAGTCGGCTCATTATCTATCCCTAATCTTTTGGCTGTATTGCTGTGTGTTATTTCAGACAATGCAAAATTCTTACTTAATTTCATTACTCAGTTTTTTGCTTAAGAATGCGTTAAAAATATAAACCCTACTATATACAACACTACCATAGTAGTCCAAAAAAATGCAATGGCTATAGTAGAATTATGTACCTTCTTCATAACTATGGATTATTTTTTTTATAAGCTGTGTGAAAATTATATATCGTATAGGCTAGACCTACAACTAAAGCCGCTAGTCTTAAAGCCTGTTCCACTTCTGTAAAGCTAACTCCTATTGCCGCACCGTTCACTAGTATGTTTTTTATCGAGTCTTTATCCATCTTACCACTTTGCTTTATCCGCCCAATACGCAGCAGAACATTTACCTTTAGCTATATTCTTTGCGTGACGTGCCTTGAACGAACGTCTCTTTGCACTCATCTTTGAGCCCTCACCTTTTTTAGGAGCTCCGGCTGTTTTTGCACCTTGCTCACCAAAACGTATTGTCTTAACCTTACCGTTGCAGTTGGTTACTACAATATGTGATTTCTTTGGATGACTTGGTGTTCTCTTTGGTTTGTTAAGACCTGATACACCGGCTCTCTTTATTGCTGATGCTTTTCTTTTGCTATCCATATGTACTTTATTTTTGTACAGTTAAATGTTGCTGTTGTTGTCCACATACTATTATGTATCTAAACTTTCTGAGTTGTCTCGAATAAATTTAGCTGCCTCAGTTCTAGTCATTAAACAATTGTTTGGATATTCTTTACCCTTACCTAAATCAAGCAATGCAGAAAGCTCTCCATCTATCCAACTTGCTTCGAGTTCTACTATATGAAGTTTAGCGTTTCCAATTTTAACCATAGGAACAGAACCAAACTTTCTGCGGTTATACTCTCCAAGCTCTTTGAATGTTGGATGAATTACTCCGTTTTGAACACCCTCTTCATCGTACTCAGGTATTCCGTAAGTAGCTACTAACTCTGTTGGTATTAGTTTATTAAAAGTTGTGTTATCTAAACACATATATACATTTCCTCTCATAATACTTAATCGTTTGTATGTGCAGATAAACCTGCGTTATAATTGTTTTCTATTTCGGTTGATGTAAGGACTGTATCGTAAATTAAAACATCACTTATTAAACCATCAAGAGTTTCAGTTCCTATAGAAAACTCTGTCCATAAATTAATATTTATTCCTGTAAATGTATAGAAGTGCCAATCATTGTCATACAAAGGTTGACTGCTAGAAACAGCGTTATCAATAAATGTATTTATAGTTGCTGTACCTCCATTTGACCAAGCATTATTATTAGTTCTCCCAATATATTCTTTAGCTACAGCACCTTCTAATATAGTGAAATTAGTATCTGAAGTCTTTAACCAAAATTGTAAAGTACCATTAGTAATTCCTAATGAAGTACTATCATCCACCTTAGCATAACCTGTTCCATCTAAATTAAACGAGTTCAATCTATCTCGAACTGCGTTACCTAAGATGTCTTCAGATGTGTTGTTTGGTTTAGGTATTAAAGTAACCTCATCTGCCACAGGGGTACTCTTCGCCCAATTCATCATACCTAGTTGTTGTATTCTTGGTTGAGCAGGTTCGTATGCAGCACCATTTATATAACCTACACTTATTTCTTGAAGAGCAACATTATCTATTGTAACATCTGTGCCACCTGTTTGCCCTCCTTTTCTTTTTATTGTAAGTTCATCTATGTTTCTATTCCAAGTAAAAACAAGTTTTCTGTTTGTGCCTGTGGTTGAAGTGTTTAAATCTAAATCAGATGCTTGTTGTAAAGCTAGTAAATTCCCATTTGTAGCAATAACATCATAAGTAAACACAAATGTTTTACCAAATGGATTATTTGTAAGGAATTGCTTAACAAATGCAATTCCACCTGTAACTGTATTATTTACCCTCGCACCACTTGCAGTTATTTCTGTACCATTTCCTATATCCCAATTATTATTTGGTAAGGGAAAATCTCCATCAACAACCACATCAGCTCCTAATGGAACTGCACTATTGTAAGCTAATGAACCTGCACCCTCACTCATTGCCCAATATGCTTTTAAATTAGATAAAGTTATTGATGTACCACTTCTATCAGTTACTAAGTTTTGAGGATTTGCGTAATCGTATGCGATGTCATCTGTACTCCAATAAGCATTATATATTTGGAAGTCTGACAGACTACCATCTAGTCTTTGTGTTGTACCAAAATTATTTCTTCCTCCAATAACTGAATTGTTAATATTGCTATAATTATGAGCTGTGGCTAATGATTGAGTTGTTCCTGATTGTATACCATTAACATAACACTCAACTGTTGTAGGACTTACTCTAAATACTACTCTTTGCCATTCATTTTGAGTTGGTGTACCAAATTGCCTAAATCCACCGGGATTGTTATACCAAGCAAATTTTTGTGGGTCTGAGTTTTCCTGAAATAAACCCAATATACTTCTTTGATTAGTACCTACAACATCTAAGTCCATTATAAACTGATATGTAGTAGCTTTAGGGTAAATCCAAAAGGCAAAGGTAAAACTTGTACCTGCCATTTCAAAACCTGTTGTATTTACATAATCATTAGCCCCATCAAAATCAAGAGCCTTACCTGTAAACAACTCACCTACATTATTGTTACCCGATTTGTCAGGTGTGATTTGGGTTAGTTCTTTAAGTGAAACGCTTTCAATAGTTATGTCTACATTTGCACCATTTCTATAAAACTGTATTGGATTTGATGAGTTAGAAACAGCAGTAAAACTATATGTAAATGTATCAACAGAATCAAATAAATAGTTTACACTTCCTGTTGCACTGTTTTGAATTTTAATTCCACTTGAGCCTTGATATTCACTTATAACAACCTTAATTTCATAACTTCTACCACTTACAATATTTGCAGTATCACTTGTAAATGTTAATAATGGGCTTGTAGTATCTGATTTGAATCTTGCCCCATTAGATGTATGTGTTACTGTATGCGTGCTATCACTATCTGCAATTGACCAATTGCTTAAATCAGTAGCAAAATCTCCATTAACAACTTCCTCCCTACCTAATGTTTCGCTCGTTTCAAATCCAAGCCACATCTTTAGATTGGTTGTGATTACCTTTGCTGCAGCCGCACCGATTCTCCTAGCTACCTGTATTGCATTTGCTATAGATATTTGCATAGACTACCAAAGAGCTACAATATTAGTTGCTATCGTTCCTGTAGCAACAGTCGCATTCACCCTTAGTACTTGAACAGGTATAAATAATCCTGCAGGCAATCCTGCAAACTCAACGGTATCACCACCGGTTGTTAGAACGCTAATAGTTCCTTCACCACCGCAGTATAACACACATCCGTTCTGAGAGTTATTTGCTTGTGAATAGATAGTATAAGCTGTAGCTGTTGGTATACTAACTGAAGTACTAAGAACAGTGGCACTATCAATAGCGGTTACTGTTGCTGCAACTGTACCTGCATATATAATGTCACCAATAGATACTCTTTTATCTAAAAAAGAAGCATCACCATCAGTTAATTTATTTGCCGTACCCGCTGTTGTTTCTCCTGTAGCTGAAACTGCAGCTACATTTGGAATGTTTATAGTATCGCTAGGAATTACAGCTAAAGCTCTACCTGCTTGTAATTTTTGATATGCCATTACTTGTTATCTTTATTGTAGGGGAAGACCCTGTTTAATGTATCCTTTCTTTGACCGCACCCGCAATCTTTACCTGTAGCTTGTGCAATCTTATTGACAACAGTCTTTATACCCGTTGCCTTCGTGAACTTCTCTACAGTATCTCCTAATCCTTTTGACTCCATTTAATTACCTTTTTATTTTAGATTCAAACTTAGAAGAACCTTTACCTGTAAGTTTAATTAATTGCTTATTAAGTTTTGTTGCGTCTTTAGAAATGTCACGCATTGATTGAGTAAAACTACTATAACCTCGCTTTGTTTGAACTTCTTTCGCACTTTTAAAAGACTCTTCTAAGCGATTAATCTTATCTTTAATCTTTTTAACTTTTACCTTATCTAAAGGTTTTGGACCTACAAGAGGTTTATCTTTAGCTTTGTTAGTGTCAGACTTAAGGACCCCAAAAGATTTCTTTTTCTTAGGAGGGTCTCCAAACGTAGACGCTAAAGGCTTGCCTAAATCTCTTTTATAGCTAGCCATTACTTCTTGATTATAGAACTTAAGTGCGCTCCTACTTTACCGCCTTTAATACATTGGTGTTCGTATGACATTGAGTGGTCTCCACCATAAGCGTGACCTGAATCTTTCTTAGACATAGCCTTCGACTCATCTCTTCTTGACTTCATTGACTGAGACTTCTTTCCGTTCTTAGCCCCTAATGATTCATCTAATCTTGAATTGTAACCTTGCTTTTTCATAATATTTTTTTGTTTCTACAAAGATAGCAAATTATTTTGTGCTACTTTTGTTACTACAAATCTACAAAATTTAATCGAATGAATAATGACTACCTAAAGTATTGGCGTGTAATAAGATACTTCATAAAAGCTAAGTACAATCTAACACAAGGCGACTTAGATGTGGTGCTATTTTTAAACTCAGAAGGTTACTTCGATAAAGCAAAGTTTGATGAGTTCGATGAACTACTTAGTTGGGATGAAGGAAGGTTTAAAAGATTGCTGCGTGATGGATGGATACAGGTGTTTAGAAAAAGATGCGGCCCAACCAAAACAATATACGTGCTCTCATACAAAGGCAAAAGAGTATGCACCTCAATCTACAAGAAACTAAACGGTGAAGAAATACCAACTAGTTCAGCAGGTAACCCTATGTTTGCAAAGAATGTGAAGTACACCGATAAGGTGTATAGGAACTTTATTAAAGAGATGAACGCTGCTACACGACAACAACGACATCGTGCTCCTGAATAATCGTAAACTGCTCGTTCTCAATAAACATAGAGTAACCGGCCCTGCTATCGTAGTATATCGTGTCACCCTTGTTGATTACATTCACGTCAGTACCTGATTCAGATACATTAGCTTTCTTATAGCGTATACCATCAACGTCATCACCTGACAAAAGAAGTCCTGACTTGGTTTTTACCTCTTCCTTGATTTCTTTAATCGCTATGTATTTTCCTATTGGTTTCATTTTCTTTCTATTTTATTTTGAGTTTCAATCCAAACCTTAGCACCACAAGATAAAGGTTTATTTGGGCTGTAAACTACCTTAGCAGCCTCTAAACCGTCTTGCCCGTATATAATAGCTTCGTGAGCATAGTCGTTTGTCTTATAGGTCTTGCAAGTAAGAACAGGTTCGTTTTCCCCTTTCTTTGCGTTAGATTTAATTATATGTTGATTAACATGGATAATTGTTTTCATCTAGTATCCTGTTAAAAGTTTTAGTACGTCATTTATTGCTTGGTGTCTGTGGTTATCCTCTAGGATTACCTTGAACACGTGCTTGCTATCCTTAATCTTATGAACGTCATCAATCGCTGAGTTTAGCGTAGACCCTAAGTCAATCTGTTGATTATCCCCGCAGAATATCATTATTGAATCCTTACCTAATCTACCCAACGCCATACGTAGCTGTGGTTTGGTTAGGTTCTGAAACTCATCCACAATAACTACAGCGTTGTCAAATGTCCTACCCCTGAAGTGCGCAAGAGATACAAGCTCAATCTCCTCTTGCTCCACCATCTTTGCTATCTTCTCAGGCTTGTTATAAACCTTACGCATATTAGACATTATGGGTACAAGCCAAGGCTCTAGCTTCTCCTTCTCATCACCGGGTAAAAATCCGTTGTCCTCAGTAGCTACGGTAGGTCTTGTGATTATTATCTTATCATACTGCCTTTTAAAAAATAAATCCAAAGCCACCTGTACGGCTAAGAGAGTCTTACCTGAGCCTGCTTTACCTACAATGAAACTGTAGGCGTGATTCATTATATTCTCCTTTGCTTTCTTTTGCTCGTCCGATAAAGTTATATTGAACTTCACGTTTCCCCTAGGTGGCTTCTTATCTTTATTGCTCATCTAAATTTTTTATTCGTTTATTTAGAACAGCTACAGTCGTTACAATTTTGTGCTTTACTCTTAGATACCTTTGAACAACGCTTAGCGTCATACCTTTTTTGATTGAGGCTCGAAGAGCTTTTGATATTATTCCACGCATCTTTAATTGCTTTGATTAATACTGATAAACTACTTATCACTTGAGAAGGCATTTACAATAACAGATATTGATGTTATTGTGGCTATTATAATTATAATGTTTGAAATCATTACTTTGTCTCATAACTTCGTGCCATCGTTACAATAGCGTTAGTACTTAGAAGAGTGACAGCTACTGACACCGCATTTTGAAGTGCGCTCTTTGTAACCTTCATCGGGTCAATAACACCCATTGTCATTAATCTCCCTCTCTTGTCATTCTTTACGTCATATCCGAAACCTCTTGGCGTTTCATCATTATACAGGTCATCATATTTCAGCCCTGCATTTGACAGTATAGTATTGATAGGCGCAAGCAATGACTGCTTAAGTATCTTGTAAGCAACCTTCTTCTCATCAGACCACTTATCACTTATAGTCATAAACCTTGAGATGTTCTCAAGAGCTAAGCCACCACCCGGTAGTATACCTTCGAGCGTAGCTGAACGCACTGCACATACAGCATCGTCAACCCTGTCATACAACTCTTTATGTTCTAACTCAGTCTGACCTCCTACGTATATCACTCCAACACCACCGGTAAGAGATGCTATTCTTGATTGAATAAACTCTTTCTCTTCCTTTGTTTTAGATATTTCACACGCTCCGTGTAGCTGTGATACTCTCTCGTTAATATCATCCTGAGATACAACAGACTCATCTTTCACTATAATCGTAGATGCTCTATCAACTATAACCTTCTTAGCTCTACCTAAATCATTTGGCATAATTAAACTCAAATCATCACCGGTCTTCTCACTGTAGTAAGTAGCACCAACTGAAAGAGCAATGTCATTCATCAACTCGTGCTGCTTGTAACCAAAGTTAGGCGGCTGAACACAACATATCTTTAAACCATTCTTCATCACGTTAGCCGATAACGTATTAATCACGTTAGTTGAGCAAGGTGCAATAATAAGCAATTTACTACCCTCCTGTATGATTGGCTTTAACACATTCTCAATCTGTAATATATTACTTATCTCAGCGTCACTAACCAATACACGAACATCCTCAAAGATACACTCGTCCTTCTTGTGATTGTTTACAAACAAGTTAGATGAGTATCCTCTATCTACTTTTATTCCTTTTGTAGTCTCAAAGTATGTATTAGGGGTTTGCGAGCGTTCAACAGTAACAATACCATCCTTACCTACCTCTTTGTAGACATCTGCTATCACACCACCTATAAATGGGTCGTTGTTAGCTGATATGGTTGCTACACTAGCCAAAGTCTTATCAGTAACCGGCTTACTCATTTTATTAAGACTCTTCACAATATCTTCTGTACCCTTAACCATTTCACGAAAGACAGCGGTCTTATTCAACCCGTCTTTTATATGCTCGTCTCCATTTCGAACCAAGGCGTTAGATAACACTATAGCCGTTGTGGTTCCATCACCCGCAGATACAGCAGTCTTCTCCGCAGCCTCTTTTACAATTCTGACTGCAAGATTCTCCACAGGGTCAAGCAAGCTAATAGACTTAGCCACTGTGACTCCATCCTTAGTAACCGTCATTCCCGATAAATGTTCTTGTGATTCGATGAGCACTGTATGACCTTGAGGTCCAAGCGTGCTCTGTACTGCGTTAGTGATTTTCTCTAGACCATTAAACAATTTAGTTCTACCTTCATCTGAGAAATGTAACTCCTTTGGAGTGTAACCTGATTGATTCATTTTGTACTTGATTTGATTTAATGCAAATATAAGACATATTTTTTAATACGCAAATGTTAGTTTCAACTACCCCTACTCTATATATATATAATCCCCTTTATTATTATTTTTTTATTTCTATAAAATAGGATTAAAATTAACATTATTAACAGTAGTACTGATAATCAAATAGTTAGCTCTTTCATTTCAACATTAAATCAACATCACTTTAACATATAATGTCAAAAAAAAGAGGGAACTTAATCCCTCTTCTCGAATTGAAAGTCACTACCCAATCAATTCAACCATCAAACACAATGAATCTTAAATGCCTTTGAATAATTTATTCATATCTTTTTTCATCTCAGCTCGCTCAATACCATCAGCAATCATATTGGTCTTTTCATTCTTCTTAACCATCTTGCGAAGTTCTGCCGCTTCCTCGATTCCACTTTTTCCTACCGGGCGATTATTAATCAATCTGCCGTTCTTTACTGTCAATCCACTATAGTTCATCTTTGTATATTTTTATGTGTAAACTAATTAATCCTAAGTATAGTATGTACTCAGAGAACTTAAAATCTTCATCAGATGGGAAGATTGAGAAACCCAATACAAATCCTACCTTCATTCTATTCTGTAATTCTATCTCGTACATTTGGTAAAGATACAAAAAATTTTAGATATATAGGGGTTGGGGATTCCCCCCCGCCGCGCGCGCCCGACCCCCCGACAGAAACCGACATTCTCGCAAAGGGTGGGGGTTGCCTCTCGGTCTCGGTGTCTCGATTTTTTAGGCTTTTGCATAGCACTGCCTAACTGCCTGTGCCTGTGGTGGTTAACCTATTGCACCGCTGTTGTCATCGCTCTGTATCTCCTGCTGTCACTAGCTTTGACGTAATCGCTCACTTGCTTTCACGTATTCACTGCGCTACGGATGGTCTGTTGGAACAGACTGCATTCAGCATAGACTCACAGAGTGAACGTCTAATTGTAGCATATGCTTACAATGGAGGTTATCCATTCCCTACACCAAACCACCATAAACAAACTGCTCACAATATACCTGTCGTTATTCCTAGCATTTACTGACATCTGAAATTAAATGTACATTTTTTAAACATTTCTTTGCGTGTAATTAGTTTTATACAAAATTTATACTTAATTTAGCAAAGCGAATGAGAGATACGCTCTCATCATAACGAGCTAAGATGCTCAAAATCAAACAATTATGAGTCAAATTAACAGAAATTTAGAAGAATTACTAGAAAACAATGTTGCAGATTTCAATGGTCTACACCAATTAATGAGTGAAACAAGAGACATCTCACAAGGAGTCTTTGATAAGCAGGTTATCATTGGTCAGCGTGTAAACACCACCTACAATTGGTTTAAGTCTGCAGAAGGTAAACAAGCAATGGAATACGTAGGTATAGTGATGGATAGAAACGAATTTATCTCACAAGTTGTTGGAGATAGAAGTTGGTTTTATGAGTTGATTGCTATTGGTAAAGTGAGAGAGGAGTCTCCTAACCTAATCTCTGAGTATAAGGAGTCTACAGAAAATCGCTCTGTGAGAGGATGCCTTAAGTTTATCAAGAATGGTGGCGCTGAGTCTGAGGAGACTGAGTCTGAGTCTGAGTCTGCATCTACCACGCTAATGACATTCAGCGCTAAAGCAGAGGCATTAGAGTCTGAGAAGGGCGCTAGTCTTCGTTTGTTGTCTGATGGTAAGATAGAAGGAGTTAATGCTCGTTCTATTGAAGCATTAGAGATGCTATTAGCTAAAGCTAAAGAGCAATTGAATGCGTAAGGTTAACTGATGAGACTTCAATAGTCGAAACGTGAGTCTGTTCGAACAGACTTACGTCTTAACCAAATAAACCAAACACTATGAATGCACAGATTACTTACACTACAGAAGGAAACGATGACAGAGGTCGTATGCTATCCTACGGATGGGCTAAAAGAAACGGATTACCTTACAGAATGTTCGATAAGACTCCGTTCCAACATGACATCAAGCATTTACCACATAACGAGTTAAATTTGACTACCAATGTTACTGATGATGGTGAGATTGAGGCGAAGTTTACTATTGGCTTTGAGGTTGAGAAAAACCAATTCCATAGAAATGCAGTTAAGGAGTATCCGTTATTCTCGCACTTCGAGACAGATGGTTCCTGCGGTGTTGAAGCCATCACAAACGTACTTCCTTTGATAGGTCGTTCGGTATGGAGAAACAAGGTATTGTCTATGTTCAGTGAGGTTAAGCACATTGTTGATGACCAATTTTCACCATCGAACATTGATTGTGGAGGTCACATAAACCTAGCAGTAAAAGGTATGAGTGGCTCTGAGTTAGCTGATGCACTTAGACCATTCAGTGGAATTATATACGCTCTGTATCGTTTCAGATTAAAACGCTCTTGGTGTCAAGCTAAC